AAAGCACACGTCTCCCATCGAAGATAAGCCCGTTGAAAATGAAGAAGAGGCATCTGACGTAGAAAACAAGCCTACGAATAGTGATGAAGAACGTGAGCATTTGAAGTCTATTCTTACCGAACGCGGCATCGAGTTCTCTCCTCGTGCACGTCTTGCCACATTGAAGAAGCTTGTAGAAGACTCTGATAATACCGCCGAGGAATCCACAGAAGAGCCTGAACCCGAGATTCTCGAAAATGATGAGGTCCCTCCAGTCATGGAAGACCCTGCGGCGACTATCTTGCAGAAGACCGGACAGGAAGAATATAACGGTGGAGAAGGCTGTGCCTCCGAAGAAGAGGACTATGGGGACGTTCCTTCCGCTCCGCTCAAGTTTGAGGAAGAACCTGAAAGAACTTATACTCCGGCAGAATTTCTGGATGAGTGCAAGCGGTATTGCAGTCGGGTAATGCGGACTGGCAGAGATCTTGATACGTCTCATAGAATGCTTGCCGATATTCTTCAAAATGTGACGGGTGTAACTCGCAAAGTCATTGAAGTGGATGAGAAATATTATAATACGATTGTGATGAAACTTCATAATCATATAGACCTTTTGCGAGAAGATCACAATTCAACCAATGAATAAAAAAATGAAAGGTAAGTGTATTGGGAAAACATAGCAGGATAGGAGCTTCTTCCTCAGAAAGATGGATGGCGTGCCCCGCTTCCGTCAGGATGAGCGTAGGGCTGAAAAACGAAGGCAGCCCCGCAGCAAAAGAGGGCACGGCGGCCCATGCTCTCGCAGAGTTCTGCCTTAAAAATGAGATGTATCCCGCATGTAAGAAAGGAAAAAAGATCTACGTAAAGGGAGATTCTTTTGAGATAGAAGAAGAGATGATAAAAAGCGTCTCTCTTTACGTAGGTCACATTCTTCACGTAGTTCATAATCAAAAATTGTGGATGGACGAGAATGGTGACCTTGTTCAAATCGACACCGAAAACGTCCATTTTGAAAAGTTTGAGAAAGGGGATAGCAAGAAGCTGTCTGTCGAGGAAAAATTCGCTCTTACTTGGATAAAGGAAGGGATGTTCGGTACATGCGACTGTAATTACAAAGATTATAAGAATAGGAGACTGTATGTATTCGACCTAAAATATGGAAAGAGCACGCCAGTAACAGCCGTTGACAATTCTCAAATGAAATACTACGCTTTGGGTATTGTAGGAGAGCCATTATCGAATGACGACTTTGATGAAGTAGTAATGGTTATTGTCCAGCCGAGAAACGATTGTTTCGGGGTAAGTTCGTACAGTCTAAAGATCGATGACCTCTATCTCTGGGCTGAAACGGAGTTACGCCCTGCGGCAGAAAAGACAGAAGATCCTGATGCCGAATTTTCATCAGGAGATCACTGTAAATGGTGCCCGGCCTTTGGAGTTTGTCCTCAGATCGAAAAAGATCTTGGATATTTAGTAAATTATAACAATTATATAGAAGAAAAGAAAAAAAATATTGAACTTCCAGACCCAAGACACTTGACAAGTGAAGAAAAGTCTCGTATATTGCATCTATCGATTGTGTACGCCCCTTGGATCGAAGCGGTAGCAAAATCCGCTTATGAAGACGCTGTCGCTGGAAGATTAGTTCCGGGGTTTAAGCTAGTTAAAAAAAGAAAATCGAGACGAGTTTGGAGGGACAATGCGCTCACCGCCCAAGAGCTAAGTTTGAAATATGGAGATGAAATTTTTGAGGAGAGAAAGTTAAAATCGCCATCTAAGTTAGAAGGTATTTTGACAGGAGAGGAAATTGATCTCTACTCATTTAGACCGGAATCCGGTATGGAATTAAAACCAGAAAACGATAAACGTAAATCCGTAAATCCATTAACATCTATCGACGAATTTTATTCGCAACAAGAGGAAAACTAAAATGGCAAGAGTTACTAAGCGCGTTATTTTCAAGGCTTCTATTTCTTATCCTCATCTTTCCGAGCCCGTAGTCAATCCTAATGATAAGAACAAAGACCCTCAGTACAGCATTGAAGCGCGCATTCCCAAGAGCGACGTAGACACGATTAAGAAAGTGCGCTCCGTGCTTGAGGAAGTTTATACCGAGGGTGCTGGCCCGGATAAGAAGAAGTGGAAAGTTGATTTTCGTGAGCCCGGCTTTTTTGATACGTATCTGTCGAAGCAAGGCAAGGATGGTTTCCCTCTTCGAGACGGCAAGTATAAGCCGAGCGGCGATTGCGACGATATTGTTTTCATGAGCGTCAAAAACAAGTATCCTATTGCTCTGGGCGTAAAGACTGGCCCTACGACTTATCGGAAGCTCGAATCGAAAGAAGAAATCGAAAAGGAACTTTACGCTGGTTGTATCGCCGATGTCATCATGGACGTTTACTATAATGACAAGCCCGGCACTGAATCCGGATGCTTCCTTTCCCTCAAGGGTGTCGTAAAGACTGGTGAAGGGCAGCGTCTTGCTGGAAGCTCTCCCGTCGACCTTGGCGAACTCTATGGCACCGAAGAAAATAACGATGTAACCTACGGTGGCTCGGAAGATTCTTCCTCCGATGATGTGCCGTTCTAATAAAAAATAAGGAAATAAAATAATGTCAGAGAATGAAAAGACCAACAATGTTTGCCGCCGCGACTTGACGAATGCCGTCATGCGTATTACTGGATTCCGCCGTGTTGATATCGAAAAGGTTATCAATGCGTATACCGAGGTGATTTATGCCAATCTTAAAGCAGGGCGTAGCGTGAAGCTGCATCGGCTGTGTACTTTCAAGGTCGTAGACTTGGCCCCTCGTGAGTTCCGTTCAAACCTTACCGGAGAGATTGTTCGTAAGCCCGCACGAAAACGTGTTCGTGTGAAGCTTTCCTCCCGACTCCAGATTAATGAGAAGAACTAAAACCCTATAACAAAAGTCCCCGCATCCGAGCTAAAAAGCAAAGAGCGGGGACTCTACGTTCATAACGAGAGGCACGTCATGACCATATCAAACTGTTTGTACTGTGGAGGTAGAGGAAAACTTCTGATTCGATCAGCCGTAAAGAAATACAGGAAAATAGATTTGTATCAGGTTAAATGTAATAAGTGCCATGCTAGAGGCCCTATTTCCGATAGTGAAATCAATGCGATACGTCATTGGAACGGAAAAGGGTATCCTTCCTCCTAAAAAGTTCTTGACATTTACCTATAAACTGAGTATAATTTAAGCCATGAAAAGAATGCAAGCATACAAATTCCAGCTACGTCCTAAAGCTAAACAAGCAAATCTCATGTTGGGTTTTGCCGGTTGCTGCCGTTTCGTCTGGAATAAGGCGCTTGCATTGGAGAAAGAAACCTATCAAGCGGAGGGCAAACGTCTTGGGTTTTATAACCTTTGTAAGGCCCTCCGTGATTGGAAAAAGGAAGAAGAAACATCTTTTCTTGCTGGAGCACACTCTCAGATATTGCAGTTTGTATTGAAGGATCTTGATCAGGCATACAAAAATTTCTTTGAGAAGCGTGCGAATTTTCCGCGCTTCAAGAGGAAAGGTGTTCACGATGCCTTTCGTTATCCACAAGGTTTCAAGCTGGATGAAGGAACTAGCCGCATTTATCTTCCCAAAATAGGTTGGGTGCGTTACAGAAAAAGCCGGGCTATAAAAGGGACTCTCAAGCAAGTAGCGGTTTCTCTTTCTGCTGGAGAGTGGTATGCCTCCATCCTGACTGAGAGGGAAGTAGTTGAACATATCCATCCCTCTAAAAGCTCTATTGGTATTGATATGGGTGTTGTTAGATTTGCGACACTCTCTGATGGAAGCACAATTGAACCGTTGAACAGCTTTCGCAAATATGAAAAGAAATTGGCAAAACTGCAACGCAAACAAGCGAGACGCAAAAAGTTTTCCGCCAACTGGCAAAAGGTCAAATCACGCATTCAACGCTTGCACCTCCGCATAGCTAATACTCGCAAGGACTTTTTGCATAAGGCAAGCACAATGATTAGCAAAAACCACGCTGTTGTTGTACTTGAAGACTTGAAAGTGCGGAATATGTCCAGCTCAAAGACCGGAGGAAAACGCAAGTCAGGATTGAATAAGTCTATATTGGATCAAGGGTGGTTTGAGTTCCGGCGACAGTTGACATACAAGCTGGCATGGTTGGGTGGGTCTTTGGTCGCAATCCCTCCTCAGTATACCAGCCAGACCTGTAGCCGTTGCGGATGTGTAGATAAACAAAACAGACAAACGCAAGCCAAGTTTAAATGTATAGCTTGCGGATTTGAGATTAACGCCGATCACAATGCGGCGTTGAATATCTTGGCGGCAGGGCTTGCCGTTACAGCCTGTGGAGCGGGAAAGGCTCAAGCGCCCGCGTTGAATCAGGAACCCGCCTATAGTTTGGCCTAATCGGGCCTTACTGATAGGAATCCCCCGACTTTAGGCGAGGGAGGATGTCAATAGGTTGTAAAAAACATCAACAAGGAGAGAAAATATGTCTATTCTCAAGTCCAAAGTTTCCGTTATCCGTTTTATCACCGAAGTTGAAGATAATCTTGAAACTATCATCAATGGGCTTAACGCCGCACGTTTTCAGGAAAAGTGGGAAGCCGGGATGGATTCCATGCAAGGCTTCTGCTCCCTTAACGACCGTTGGGGCTCCTCTGATTTCCACGAAGGCAACATCAAGGCGAATGGGTTTATCGCGTTCTTTTTCCGTATTGATACTAAGCGGGTAGATCCCAATCTTCTCAAGCGTGAAATTTCTGACCGGATTGAACGTTTCTCCGAAACTCATGGAAAGAAACCCAATCGTGAAGAACGTAAGGACATTCAGGTTACTGTAAAGAATAAGCTGCTCGGAGAAGAAAAGGCCAAGCCTTCTTTCTATCCGGTTATGTTTAATCCTGAAACGGGGGAAGGGTATCTTTTCGCTACTTCCAATAGTGTCTTTGAGAAGTTCCGGGCGTCGTTCAAGTTGGTCGCCGGGATTCCAAATGTTAAGAATCTCGAAGAAATTGTGGAATCTCGAAACCTTGATTTCACAGTCGATAGCCAGACGTTCCTGACGTGGTTCTGGTGGCGCATGGAGAACGATCCCACCAAACCCGTCACCACCGAGAATACTTCCTACGAATGCTCCATGAGCGGCACTGTAACGGTAAGTTCGGCGGAAACCGGGGAGAAGGTCACGGAGAAGTCGGACCAGCTTCACGAGGCTCGTATGGCCCTTCTGCGTGGTCTTCGTGCGGAAAAGGCAGCGGTTACTTGCTGCGCTGGATCTGGTGTCAATATTGAGTTTACTTTGAATAATGAAAGCCTCAATATTTCCGGGCTCCCTATTCCTAAGATGGAAGAAAAGCCGAGCGACGTGTTTGAAGAATTTGAACATGCGAAGATTCATATTGATGAAGCTTTTGCTCTTATTGATTCTTTGATGGAGGAATATATTGAGCTTAATGCGGTAGGCGACCCGCTGCCTCCTACTCCGCTTATTCATTGGGGTCGTGGGGATTTTTGTTCCGGAAGCATTGAAATTCTGTAAGCATGGAGGATATAATGGCAAAAGGAACTTTCAGGGTAGTAGAAAAAATTTGTCCTTTCTTGAATGCGCCTTGTAAAGAAAAGAGGTGTATGATGTGGGATGAAAAATATTTAGTCTGCCAATTGGCTTATCCAGCGAAACGTAGGGTGAAAGGCGAAAGTATACAGCCTCTTTATCTAAATCACATAAACATGGAAACGAAATAAATAAAAAAAAGATACCAGCTATTTGTTAAAAATTCTGGTATCTTTTTTAATAAAGGAGGCATGATGAAATCCGTAATTGACTTTGAAACGAGATCTCCCGTAGATATTAAAACATGCGGAGCTTACGCATATGCTGCGCATCCCGATACCGAGGTGATGATGCTTGCCGTACGTATATGCGGACAGGAGGCTCGTGTATGGGTAGCTCCGGCATATAGGCATTTTCTTGATACTGAATTGAGCGACGATGAATTGCAGGATATTATTAATAATTGTGAAGAGATTGCAGCACATAACGCCCCTTTCGAAAGAGCCATTTGGAAGTTCAAGATGGAGCCTCTCTGGTTTAAGCCATTGCCATTAGAGAAAATTCGATGCACGATGTCTCAGGCCCTTATGTGCAACCTCCCCCGTAAACTGGAACAGGCAGTGAAGGTATGGAGAAAGGATGCTCCTCAGAAAGATAATGAGGGGCATAAGTTGATGATGAAAATGTCGAAGCCTAGGAAATTCCGTAAAGCCGAACTTTCCGCATTCCCAGATCCCGAAAAGGCTAAGGCTACTCAAGAATACGTCTATGCCGTGCTTTCAAAAGGTGGCATTCCTACCATTAAAAACTACCATCAATATATTGTCTATCCTTGTGACGAGCCAATGTTTAAACGATATGTTGAATATTGTCGACAGGACGTGGTTGCGGAAGAAGTTCTTTTTACGGAGCTTCCTCCTATCCCTGAGCGGGAGCTTAAAGTGTGGCGGCTCGACCAGACGATCAATGACCGTGGAGTAGGAATTGACAGGTTTCACGCGGTCAAAATTATGGATATGGTAAATAAGGTAGAAGATATTTTGACGGAGGAAGCTTCTGAGATTACGTATGGGGCGGTATCGACTATGAAGTCTTCTAAGGCTATTATTGAATGGCTACAATCTCGTGGGGTCGATACTGATTCGGCAAGTAAGCAAGCTGTATCCGACCTTCTTGAGCGTCCTGATCTCCCCTCTGATATTCGTAGATTCCTTGAGATCCGCCAGACTATTGCCATGTCTTCTACGGCAAAATATCAGACCATGCTCTGTACTTCGTGCTATGATGGCAGGGCGCATGGAACGATGATTTATCATGGCGCTTCAACTGGAAGGTTTTGTCTTTCGGAAGGGTCTATGGTCAAAGTTTGTGATGATGCAGGTTGTGTTTATGAAAAGCCTATCGAAAATGTTGACAGATCAGAAAAAGTATGGGACGGTTCGGATTGGGTTTATCACGATGGTGTAGTTTTTTCAGGAGATAAACCCGTTATTGAATGGGATGGGATTGTTGCTACAGAAGAACATAAAGTTTTTATTTCAGATACAGAAAAAATGTCTCTTTTAGAAGCCAAGGAAAGAGAACTTAAACTCTGGCAAGGAGAGAAACCCTAATGCGTACTTATGACATACTTAATGCTGGCCCTAAAAATAGATTTATGGCGAATGGTAAAATCGTAAGTAATTCAGGTGCTCTTATTCAACCGCAAAATTTGACTAGACCTTCAACAAATAATATGAATATCCCCGAAGGTTCCAAGCCTTTGGATAATTATGATATCAGTGAAATGGATATCGAACTTGCAGCTAGCGGGAATTTAGATCTTATCCAGCAGTATTGGAAAGACCCTAAAGTCCTTGCCTCCGATTGCCTTCGCGCAATGATTCACGCTAGAAAAGGATACGATTTTATCTGTGCCGACTATAGTGGGATTGAAGCCCGAGCATTGGCATATCTCGCTGGAGAAGAGTATGTTCTTCAAGGTTTTAGGGACGGCCTTGACCCGTATAAAGTTGCAGCTACGACTATCTATGGGGTGAAATATGAAGATGTGGATAAGAAGCAGCGTCAAGTAGGTAAGACGGCTACGTTGGCTTGCTTCTCTGCCGATACGATGGTTTATACGAGCTATGGAATAAAAAAAATCGTCGACATAACTAAAGATGATTATGTATGGGATGGAGAAAACTGGTGTTTGACAGATGGAGCATATTGTCAAGGTGTTAAAGAAATCGTTAATTTTTTGGGAGTAGAATCTACGCCTGATCAAAAATGGTTGATGGATGAAAATATTTGGATAGACTCCGATGCAGCTATTGAATTGTGTAAATGGCTAGGAGATGGGAAAGTTTATTTTAGTGAGCAATATCAAATATTCTCTAGTTGGGTGAGTTATCAAATCTCAAAAGTTCAAGATAAAATTATTTATAGTTTGAAGAAATACCCAGTAAAAATAACTATAGCTGAAATGGGAATTGAAGTAATTCTTTCCGATTTTGACGAAGATGACTTTAATGTATCCTTTGTTGATTGTAAAAGTAGAAAAGGTGTTTATGTATACTTGGGTGAAAGCTTAAGGAACACGAGTCTTGAAGATAAAGTTAAATATGTATGCTCCATTATCGTCTTTTTAGCTACGATTTTTTCTAAGTATTCAACAGCTCAAAATTATCTGAATATTAAAGTGAGTGAAGCCGTTATTAAGGACTATGATAAAATAAATAGGGCGATTTTAAAGTTTATCAAAAAAGATGATAGCGATGAAATTATTCTTACTGGGAGCATTTTATCTAATAGAGATGGTTATACTAAAATAGAAAAAGTTTATGATCTTTTGAATTGTGGAGATAAAAGCAGGTTTATGATACATACATCCTGCGGCCCACGCATTGTGCATAACTGTGGATACGGAGGTGGTTACGGCGCGTTCCTTCGCTTTGGAGCCGATAGAATGGGCATTGATGAAGAGGAAGGAAAGAAGATTATTGCTGCATGGAGAGACGGGCACCCAATGACGGTTAAGCTTTGGCACAAACTCGTTGAAGCTGCTGTCATGGCTATGACGAATAAGGGCGGAATTTATTCTTATCGTGGAGTATCATTCCAATACTATAAGAGATTCCTCCTTATGAAGCTCCCTAGTGGCAGGTTCCTCTTCTACTTCGAGCCTAAACTTGAAGATGTGGAGATGGCATGGTCTACGCCAGAAAAGCCAGCGTTCAAGAAGCTTGTTACGGCGATGACCTTGACGCCAGAAAAACAATTTGTGAGAAGGCCGCTTAACCATCTCATACTTTCAGAAAATGTTACACAAGCTTTCTGTAGAGATCTGATGGTGAATGCGATGTTCAATCTCGAAGAAGCCAATTATCCGGTAGTGTTTCATGTTCATGATGAAATCATTGCGGAAGTTCTTAAAGGGTTTGGATCTGTCGAGGAATTTGAAAATATCATGTGCAAGCTTCCTCAATGGGCGGAAGGTCTGCCAGTAAAGGCCGAAGGATGGAGGGGAGAATTTTATAGAAAATAATTTTAAAAAATCTGTTGACATTTACTTCCGGTTAATGAATACTCCATTTATTGGGAACGAACAAAAACCATAAAAAAGGAAAAATAAATGACTAATTTTCGTTTTACAGTTTTGGAAGAATCCGGTCTAGCTAGTGCTATTCTTGGAACAGGGCTTTCTTTTGGCGTTACGTCTGATTACGAGCTAACTGAAAGTGGAAGTTTAGCTTTGATTTATGGCAAAGACCAATCTAAGAAAACTCCAGATGAAATCGCGAATAGAATGAAAATCGTTATGGAAAAATTGGCTCCTCTTGAAAAAGGGAATAATAAATTTCTAGAATTTTTAGTCGTGCATATGGATATTAACGCCCCCCGTTATTGGTGGAGCCAATTTGACACATACAGAATTGGGGTGACGAGATTGTCCGAATCTACTATGCACACTCTCATGAAAGGCGAGCTGACTAGAGCTAACTTTTCTGAGGGCACGCCTCAAAGAGCCATTGATACCGTAAATTCCTGTATTCGAGAAGGAGCTTTTGAAGCTGCTAAAGCATCTTTGCCAGAAGGTTTCATGCAAAGAAGAATAGTGTGCACGAATGCAAAAGCTATTAGGAATATGTACACCCAAAGAAGAAATCATCGTTTGAAAGAGTGGAAGATTTTTTGGGAGAATGTGGAATGTGACGTGGAAAAATATTATACATTCTCCTATGCGCTTAAAGGGTTATTTTATTAGAAAATTTTAGGTAAAATATATATATGGATATGTTTATTGTACAACAAATTTAATAACGGGTTGTATGTATATAGGTAGACACGCATCTAGTGTATTCGATGAAAAGTATTTTGGCTCTGGAAAGATACTAAAACGAGCTATAAAAAAATATGGAAAGAATAATTTTTCTATAGATATACTTTGCGAAGCGGAGTCTTATGAAGATTTAGCTGAGAAAGAACGATATTATATAGCATTATCAGATGCGGTAAACCGTAAAGATTTTTATAATATAGGCAGGGGAGGAGAGGGGTTCCCTTCTGGAGAAAATAACCCAAACTATGGTAAAAAAGGCAAGGACTCTTTTAGGTGGGGGAAAGTGCATACTGATAAATTTAAAGAATATATGTCGAGAATACGAAAAGGTATGAAATTTTCTTTTGACCATAAGCAAAAATTATCTCAAAAGAAATTAGGGGATGCTACATTAAATAAAGGAAGGCGTGTATCAGAAGATACAAAGTCCAAATTATCTCAAATAAACAAAGATGCTCAATTAAATAGGAAAATGGGTATTAAACAAAATGGTAGAATAAGGACTTTTCATGAATTTTTACATGGCTTTAAAGTTGCTATTTACTTTACCGATGGGTCGATTAAGACTTTTGATAGCATGAAAGCGTGCGCGAGGTATACTTCATTGAAACATAGGGTGCGCCACATAAATACTATAAAAAGGATTATTAATGGAGAGACATTACCTCCAGAAGGAATAAGAAAAATATGCTATATTTAAAAAATATTAAGGTAGGGTGGATGTTTAAATTCAATTATTTGGATAGGATTCTTATAGCTCTTTTAATTAGCGTATTTATTGCTAATTCAGTACATAATTATGTAACACTTACAAATTTTAGAAAAAGTAAGAATGTTCAGATAGAGGAACTTCATCATAAGATAGAATTTTTAAGTACAGCGTTAGGAAGTATGGCCTCCGAAAATGCTATTATGAAGCAGAAGTTGGAAGCCTCTTATCAAAAAAAGGAAAATACGTCTCAAGATAAAAAAGAGACGTACGGAGATACTAGAGGATTGCGGAATAACAATCCTTGTAATCTCAAAAGCTCGAAGAATACGAAATGGGACGGTCAAGTCGGAAGTGATGGCAAGTTCATTATTTTTGAGTCCCCTGAATATGGTATCCGTGCTTGTGCAAAAAATCTAAAGAATTATCAGCAGAAAAATGGCCTTGACACATTGCGGAGCATGGTGTATAGAATGGGACCTCCTCACGAAAACGATACAAAAAAATATGTTCGTAATTTATCTAATATCGTAGGAGTATCCCCGGATGAAAAAATTAATGTTCTTAAACATCTCCCCGAGATTATAAAGGGAATCATTTTTCTTGAAAATGGGAAAATGCCCTATCCTGAGAAGATGTTTATCGGATATACAATCTTTAACTAATAAGGAGAATCTACATGAGCAATCACATTATCAACTTCAAGCGTTTTCATGAAAATGCCAGTATGCCCCTCCGTGGAACCGATTGGTCCGCTGGATATGACCTCCATGCAGTCACCTGCGATATCGATTGGGATAAAGGGCTTGTTACCTATGGAACCGGAATCGGTATGGAAATCCCTGCGGGGTACGTGGGCCTCGTGTTTCCTCGGTCTTCTGTATTCAAGAAGGAAATGACACTCTCTAATTGCGTAGGCGTCATTGACTCCGATTATCGCGGAGAGATCAAGGCTGTCTTCCGTATTCCCAAGAATTACTTCCAAGATCCTAGCCTTGCGAATAAAATTTATGTAACGGGCGACCGGATTTGCCAGATTGTCATTGTTCCGTACCTCCCTGTCGATTGGGTGGAGACTGAGGAGCTTTCCACAACCGTTCGAGGCACTGGCGGGTTTGGCAGCACTGGTGTGTAAATAGAAAAAATTTCAATGGCTAGATGTCAATATTTAGCCATTGAAAAATGTATAAAAACATAAATAAAAAAAAGAGGAAAGCACATGCATATTAAGATTACTTGGGATCAAGAGTTCTATGACCTTATGATGTATCTTATCGCTAAATATGGCAGGGACTTTTTGACCTTGGATGGAATTGGCGATCAGATGGATATCAATAAGTTTTCTAAAGATTTTTTTAATACGGATACTACAACGGCAGATGTTTCCGTAGACTCTAATGCCAATGTATGTGCGCGGACATCTATTGAGTATAATCATGAAATGCCGAAGCCCATTAAAAAGTACAATAGTTATTTCCTCCTCTGGAAACAGATTAAAAAGGATTATGGGCTCCTTGAAGCTAATACTGTCGTGGAAAAAGTGCTTCGTGGTGATCTTTATGTTAACGACTCCACTGATGTAGCCCTTCCCTATTGTTTTAATTATTCTACTTATGATATCGCTCTTAATGGTTTGGAAGGCGTATCTAAGCGAGTTCGTGTGAGCGCCCCTAAATCTTTGGAGACGTTTGTGCGTCAAGTAGAACAGTTTATGGTTGTTGCTGCAAACTCAACCTTGGGAGCTACCGGATTTGCAGATTTTCTTATTGTGGCATCTCTTTTCGTAGAAAAAATGAAAAAGATCGGATACGATGGTCGGATTAAAGTTGATGATTATAAAACATATGTAAAGGAAAAACTTATCAATTTTATTTATACGGTGAATTGGGAATTCCGGGGAAATCAAAGCCCATTTTCCAATCTTTCTGTATTCGACCGTAATTTCCTTGAATCCCTCTGTCCTGACTATACGATGGATGGAAAGGCCGCAAATCCTGAAACTGTGCATGAGTTGCAAGGGCTTTTCCTTGACGCTATGAACGAAGAGATGCGGAGAACACCCCTCACGTTCCCCGTAACGACAGCTTGCTTCTCTATTGATGATGACCGAAATATCGTGGATAGAGAATTCGTGAAGTTTATTGCCGAGAAGAACAAAGAGTTTGGCTTTATTAATATGTATAACGGGAAGATGTCAACTTTGAGTTCGTGCTGTCGGCTTAGATCAGATAGAAAGAACGAGTATTTTAATTCTTTCGGTTCGGGAAGTACAAAAATCGGATCTCTCGGTGTTGTTACTGCAAATTTCCCTCGTCTCGCAATGCAATCTGGTGGAGACGAGAGCGTATTTATTGATAAGCTTAAAGACGCATTTTTTACCGCAGCGAAAATCAATAACGCTAAACGCAAGATTGTACAGCGTCGAATTGACCTTGGCGCAGCGCCTTTGTACACGCATGGATACATGGATATTACTAAACAATATTCGACTTTTGGAGTCACCGGACTCTATGAAGCTGTGAGCATCCTCGGAAAGGACATTTTGAATGAGGATGGACAAGACCTTGTAATGCGGACTCTTGAACAGATTAATCTTTGGATTGATGAAGCTCAAGAACTGTATCAATCTCCTCATAACTGTGAACAGGTTCCCGCAGAATCATCTTCCGTGAAACTCGCAAAGAAAGATAAGGTTCTTGGATATGATTGCGGTGTATCCTTCTATTCAAACCAGTTTATCCCTCTTATTGCTAAAGCTAACATGCTTGACCGTATTCGGCTTCAAGGGAAATTCGACGGTTTGTTTTCGGGAGGAGCGATTTGCCACGTTAATGTTGGTGAAAGAATTGAAGATACAAAGAATATTGAAGATCTTATTTTCTATGCTGCAAAATCAGGTGTTGTTTATTGGGCGATAAATTATCTTCTTCGTATCTGTGATGATAACCATACTTGGGTGGGATCTGATAGATGCCCTGTTTGCGGAAGAGAATGGTCTGAGGAAATTACCCGTGTTGTCGGATTCTTTACTAATGTAAAAAATTGGAATAAGGTTCGCCGTGAAAAAGACCGTCCCAATCGCCAGTTCTATGGTAAGGAAGAAATGAGATGCGAGTAGCGGGCACAGAATTTAATCTGGCTCATCGGGCACTGGAAATATATCTTTCCGGATGTAAGGCACCTCATTGTGAGGGATGTCATAACAAAGAACTTTGGGAATTCAATCAGGGGATTCCGTATCAGGAATGGCTTAAAACTCAAGAAAATTCTGGACTTTTTAAAGACAGTGAACTATTAGTAAAAAAAGTTTGGATTTTGGGAGGGGAACCCCTTGATCAGAATTTGATTTCTCTTCAAAACTTTATCATTCGATTGAATGCGTATTTTCAGGAGATTTGGTTATGGACAAGATATGAAAAAATTCCTAAGCCGCTTCACCACCTGTTAAAATATGCCAAGCTCGGAATGTATGATAAAACAAAACCATCTTATATAGAACCTTTATTCGGAATAAAGTTGGCATCGAATAACCAAAGAATCGTAAAGTTGTAGCTAAATATGGAGTACGTAAGTACATTTAATCTTACGTACTCCATATTAAAAAAGGAGGATCTATGGAGTTTACGAATCGAGAAGGCGCAATAGTTTCCGCATTTACTGGATTTCTGATGGGCGCGTGGAGTGAATATCATTCTTATGTTGAGGAACTTTTTGGGCGGCCCGTAACCCCCGCAGAAATGTGCGACCCTGATTTTAGAAAGGAGCTTAGAGAAAAAGCCCGTCCAGACTTTGTAGGTATATGCGATATTCTTTATGATGAATGGCTTAATAATGGAAAAGAAAATACCAAGGAGGCATAAAGATGAGCGAGTTATATCAAACTATTATAGAAATACCTAAATTCACATTGTTCATCCCTACCGAAGAACGCCCCATCCATAGAATTGTTCTTGGAACTCATAGATGCAGAATTGTGGATATTGGGGATGACGCCTTTCCTATCGAGGATGGAACTCTCTCTTTTGCAAATGGCCTTAACCTTTTTCGGGTTAAGGGACGCTATTCTCAATATGATCTTCTTTTTAAGGAGCAAATATCAGAAGAAGAAATTGATAAATACGATAAGGACAATTCTGAAATCTATTATGCTCGTAAGCATTGGTTTTCAAATAAGAAAGTGGCATATGGGGATGGATGGTGCAAGTTAAAAGAAAAAAGGGAAATAGATATAATTTTCAAAGCTCCTTTGCATCTTAGCATAGCCCTCATCCCTTTGGAGCAGCGAGAAGAGCTTTGGGAAGATTTGATTAAGAAAGGAGCCGTATGTATATGAAGGATACTAAAGTTATCAACCTTTATGGAGGCCCCGGATGTGGGGAAAGTACCGGAGCCGCCCATATATTCTCGGAGCTAAAGCTGTGTGGGATTTCTTGCGAGCTTGTAACTGAGTTTGCTAAAGATTGTGTATGGGACAATAGCGTCGACCTACTGAATGATCAATTGCTCGTTACCGCGCAGCAATGGCATCGAGTAGATAGGCTTCTTGGAAAAGTCGATTATATTATTACGGACTCGCCTATTTTGATTGGACTGGCATATATCGCTCCTAGGTCATATTATTCCGCGTCTTTATCCGAGTTGATCCTCAATCTGCACCGCTCCGTAAAGACAATGGATGTTTTTATTAAAAGGGTTAAAAAATATTCTATGGTAGGTAGAATCCAAACGGAAACGGAAGCAAAAGAGAAAGACGTAATTCTTAAAGAAATTTTTGAAAAGCACACTAATTTATCTTCTCAATTCTATATTATTGGGGATGAAGACGGATACAACGCTGTGATTGACGAAATCCTTTTAAATCATAAAGGAAGCCACCATAGACAACAATCCATTTACGAGTGGTAAGGGTCAATTTTAGGTCTTTAGTGTTCTATAAAGAGCAGTTACACTTCAACTTCATAATCTATGCTTGATTATTTTTGATATAAATAAAAACTAATAACGGGGCGTATTTACGCCCCTTAATTTTTATATTTTACAATTTTGTCAATTTTTTACTTGACAAAGGAAAATATATGTCGTATAGGACGTAGTAGTAAATTTTTACCGCAGGGCGGGTATTATGGGTTTTTTAAATATTTTCAATAACTTCCGAAAAAAGGATTCAGAGTCTAAATCGAATATGGACGATTCGTTCTTAAATTCGATCTCTGTTTCCGATTCCGGTACTCCAGTAACTACGCGGACAGCGCTTGATTGCTCTGTCGTCTTGGCTTGTGTTTCCGTTATTTCCAATGGTATCGCTCAGGTTCCTTTTCGTTTGTATCAAAAAAAGGGAAATACTAGAAAGCCAGCGGAAAACCACCCATTGTATTGGCTTTTTGAGGAAGGCCCAAATCCATATCAAAGTCAATTTGAATTTCGGGAGACTCTCGGCTTGCATCTCGCGCTGACTGGAGAAGCTTTCGTTTGGCTTGTAAGAGTACGTGGAGAGATTAAGGAGATGTATCCTTTCCCTCCCGGCATGGTTAATGTTCAGATGGATGAATCTGATTCTCTTGGGCTTCGGTCAAAATATTTTGTAACGACCGAAAACGGGCGATATATTGAAATTCCTGAAAAGGATATGTGGCATTTGAAGTGGAGAGGGTACGATGTTATTCGTGGACTGTCCCCCGTCAAATTGGCAAAAAATGCTATTGGTCTTTCTTTGTCTTCGGATAAATATCTTGGAACGTCTTTAAAGAATGGAGTTAAACCTTCCGGCATTCTTACCGCAGTAAATGACTTGACAGAGGAACAGAGAAAGCGTATTCGTGAGACGTGGGAGAGAGAATATAGCGGTTCAAGAAATGCCAATAAGACAATTATCTTGAGCAACGATTTTCGATATCAGCAGATGTCCATGACTAATCAGGACGCTCAGTTTGTTGAGAATCGTCAATTCCAAGTTGCGGATCTTTGTCGAAATTGGGGAGTGATGCCAATCATGGTCTTTGATTATATGAAGACCACAACGTACGCATCTTCCGAACAGCTTTTCTTGCAGCATAAAATTCATACGCTTGATCCGTGGTATCGGCGTATTGAAACAAGTGCCAATAAATTCTTGCTCACAGAAGAACAGCGTAGAAAGGAAGGTCTGTATTTCAAGTTCATGGATGATGGATTGCTTCGTGGCGACGCGAAAAGCCGTGCCGAAGTTTATCGTACTGCCATCAATTCCGGGTATATGACTCCTAACGAAGTTCGAGCCCTGTCTGAAATGAATCCCGTCAAGGGCGGTGATGAGCTATTTATGCAGGGAGCTATGAGGACTGTAGAATCCATTGTTAAGGAAGCGGACGTAATGGACGCACAGATTCCTCAATCAGGTAGTACAATTCCGAAAAAACCTAAAAACGGAGAGACGAACAATGGCGATCAACGGAATGACGAAGACAATGAGTAAAGATAAAGCCACCCTTTCTAAGCTTATTTATTTCAAGAAACGTGATTTGGATTGGGTAGAGGAGCTTTTGCGGCAAGGCGTCGACCCAACCTGTACTGAATATGAACTCATTAAAAAAGAGTTGGCGGAACTGGAGAGCGAATTTAAAGGAAATTCGGAGAAAAAATAATGACAGTTGAAACGAAACATTTTTGCCCTTTTAGTGATCTTGAATGTAAAAGTGATGACGGAGATCAATATACATTTTCCGGATATCTCGCCGTTTGTAATAATGTCGACCAAGGTATGGACGTTATCATGCCCGGCGCATTTAAAGACACTCTCCGAGAATGGAAAAATAAGGGGCATTATCCTCCAATGCTAAAGCAGCATGGCGGCATGAAATTTACCGCTGATGATCTTGAGCCTATTGGAAAATGGACGCTTATGCGTGAGGATGAAAAGGGTCTTTATGTAGAAGGGAAACTTTTCAGCACCACGTCTGGCAAAGATATGTGGACAGTCTTGAAAGAATCAGATCCCGGTTCTATGGGCATGAGCATTGGCTATCAAGCCAGAGATTATAAATATGTGGAAGGAAAGAAATACGGTCGGAAATTTTCCGCATATACTGTCCGAGAATTAAATAAAGTACATCTCATTGAAGGGTCTGTGGTGACGTTTCCCATGAATACGGAAGCTACTATTGACGCGGTGAAAAATATCGGCACTCTGCGAGATGCCGAACAATTCCTCCGTGAAAAAGGTTTTTCTAATAAGGAAGCCAAAGATATCGTTGTCCAGCTTAAATCCATTATCTCCGCTGATATTGATGCGGAAATCAAAGGAATTAAACAGCCGGAAGAATCTAAGGAAGCTCATGAGGAACCTAAAGAAACTCAAGAGGAATCTGTAAATATTTCCGAAAAGTCGAATGAGCCTGAAAGCAAAGCCCCCGAAAACATTGCTGAGGATAAAACGAAAGGCGAAACTGTTTCTGAAAATACAGAAGAAGCTAAAATGGACGAAGAACTTTCTGCATGGCTTGATGAGGCTATTGCTGCCAAACGTAAAGAAAATGCAGAAAGGGAAGCTCTGGAAGCCTTGGAAGCGTTGTTTAGAAAATAATTTTTAATAAAAAATATGACTGATTATTACGCCGTTTTCTTAATTGAGACGGCGTAATTTTTTTGTTCTTTTTAAAAAAGGGGTTGACAAAAATGTAAAAATATGATTTATACCCCATGTGGGCAAGAAAAATGACCAACACAGGCAAGATTCAATTGTCAGCCTGTGAATTTGAATGCAATGCCAACTACAATGCGGCGTTGAACATTCTGGCGGCAGGGCTTGCCGTTACAGCCTGTGGAGCGGGAAAGGCTCAAGCGCCCGTGATGAATCAGGAACCCGCCTATAGTTTGGCCTAATCGGGCCTCACTGATAGGAATTCCTCGTCTAAAAGCGGGGGAGGATGTCAAACTATCAAAGTCGATATTGGCAATGCCTCAGTTCGGGATGAATGGGAGGTACTTTTTACTTTATCTATTTTAAAAATCTCGAAAAGAGGAAGTGTTTTTATGGCTGAAAATACTATTATCGACAAGATCAATGCACTTTGGGAGGAGCAGAAGGCTGCTCTCGACAAGCGTGACGAACTCCTGAAAAAGGATAGCTCTGCCGCTATTTCCGATCTCAAAGAAATGCTTGCTAAACAGGACGAAGACTTTAAGAAGTATAAGGCTGAGGCGGACGAAGAGATTAAGCGTCTCAAGATTTCAAGCGCCCCCTCCGGTGATCCGAAGACTCGTGAAGATATGGTTAAGTCCGCTTTCTTCCGTACCGTCCACAAGACCAACTATCAGGATCTTCCCGAGGAATCAAAGTCAGCTCTTATTGAAGCTGAAATGCGCGCCGCGAAAGCTTATGGCCTTCCCAAGTCAGAAACGGAAATGAAGACCCTCCTGTCTGGTATTGATACCTATGGTGGCATCTTCGTTCCGGTCGAAGTTGAACAGGATATTCTGAAACTCGCCCGTGATGACTCCGCGATTTATCGTCTTGCTGAAAAGAAGACTACGGGTACGTCAAGCTATGAACGTCCTGTCCGTCTTTCCGAATCATCTGCTGTGTGGACTGGTGAAGTCGAAACGCGCCGTGAAACCAAGACTCCGGATTACGGTCAGCTCAAGTGGGATGTTCACACGCTCATGGCGAAGCCCACCTTGTCTTCCGAACTCATCGAAGACTCTTATGTCGACATCGAAGCCGAACTCATGGATAGTACCCGTATCGCTTTTGGTGAAACGATTGCTCATGCCCATGTGTGGGGCAATGGTGTGAAGAAGCCTTTCGGCATTCTTGCCTATCCCGTTGCCGAACAGACTGGTAAAGCTGGTGTTGATTGGGGCAAGATTGGTTTTGCTAAGACTGGTAAGTCTGGTGGATTTATTACTACCACAGCTGATAAAGGCGCTGCTGACTGTTTGATTGATATGACCACCTTCCTGAAACGTGGCTATCGTCAGGGCGCTAACTGGCTGATGAACTCCTTTACTGAATCCTCCGTGCGCAAGATCAAGGATACTGATGGTAACTATCTGTGGCAGCCGTCCTTGCAGATGGGCAAGCCGAACACCCTGCTCGGCTACAACATCGAAATTGACGAAAATATGCCCGACATTGAAGCCAATGCTTTCTCTATAGCCTTCGGCAACTTCCGTAAGGGATATCTTGTTGTCGAACGTCGCGGTATGCGTATCCAGCGCGACACCGTGACCAAGGCCCCTCTCGTTATCTTCAACATTGACCTGCGTACTGGCGGCGGCATTCAGAACTTTGAAGCTATTAAGCTGCTCAAGTTCGCGGCCTAAGCAAAAAAGGAGAAATCATTATGGCTATGAAAGATCTTGCATCTCATATGAAGGTGGTCCCGGTTACTTCGGGAACTCCTATTAACATTCAGGGGTTCAATTCTGTTACTTTCGTGCTCGAAGGTGACGGCACCAATGACGCTTCGCTGGCTATTACGCATGGCGACACGGATTCTACTGCTACTGAATCTCTTGAACCTCTGGATCTCACTAAACCCATCGCGGACGTGAAAGTTACTGCGTCAATTAAGAGTGCTAAAGTCGGTTACATCGGTAGCCGCCAGTTCGTGAAGGTTGAAGTTACTAAGTCCACTGGCACCCCGACCGTTCATGCGGTCCTGATGCGTGCCGACCTCGTTCCGGTGGAGTAATCCCCTATGGCTATCAACGAAGCGATTACCAGCGTAGCATCTCCTGTAGAAGTCTCCGCTGATGAAACTCCGAAGTCTTCCGCGAAGCCTAAATCATCAAAAGAAATTGTGAGTGGGGCGGATACCGCCCCCTCCGTTTCAGAAGATGTTATGGGTATCGTAGAAGACCTGAAAAAGGCCGGGCTTGACGAACGACTTAAAAGGGAAAATCTGACTATCGTTGCTTTTGTCGGTGGTCGTTCCGGTTTCGGTTCCGCCGAGATTGTTCTTACCGAGCTTGCTGATAAAGTAAAGCATAAAATTAACGAAGGGAAATAGACGATATGAGTCTTGACATGACCGTTGCCCCTAAATGCTACCCTGTTTCTGTAGAAGAGGTCAAGCAGCATTTGAGGCTGAATACCACAACTGCGGAAGAAGATTTTTATATTGAAAATCTTATAGCTTCCGCTACAACTCACGCGGAACAGAAGACCGGGCGAGTTTTTGTAGATTCAGAATGGTCGTGGACTCCCTCCGAAAAAGAGATGAATGGGTCTGCGGTTCCTCTCCCCGTGGTTCCCGTTACATCCGTAGAAGTGTTTGACTCTTCGGGCCAGCCTGTCTCTCCTGACCTGTATACTGTTGAATACCCTGCGTTGTCGCCGCAAGGAAATCCGCTTATTGGATCTCTCTCCCCTTTGAGCGGATTTCCCCTTAATCCAAAGATTGTTCTTCGCGCTGGATATACGGTAGAAGAAAAATTGGAAAAAATTGTAACTAACGAATCTCCTTTCATTGAACCAGCTAAAACCGGATTCACTGAATCTAGTGTTATTCTCGTATTCAATCGACCCATTATGGGCGATGCAAAACCAGAAAATTTTCAAATCTATGATTCCGTTGGAAACAACGTACCCGTGCTTGCCATTTTTGTCAAGGATGATGTTGTAGAAATTCAGACTACGGAAGCATCAATTGTAAAAGGTGCATCCCTCATCATAAATTATGCTGGTGGTTTCATTCACGATGAATTTCATAATTATGTAGATGCCCAATCTGTAAAGCTTCCTCCTATCACGGAAATTCCGAAATTACATATTTCGCCTGATGCAATCCCAACTCAAAAAGTTTTTGTAAGCAATTGTCCTCATCCTTTGAAACAATGGATTATGGTTCGTACAGGAACGCTCTTTCAGCAAAGGTCTGAAATAGCCCTTCGTGCTGGCAAATCTAACGACGCATTATTTCCAAGCAATTTTATAGATAATATATTGGACACATTTAAAATTATAGGATTTGTTTGATATGCTTGATTATACTTCAAATCCTGCCGTATTAAATAAAAGAGCGACATTGCTTAAAGAAGTTCGATCAAGAGACGTTACTGGTTCACCGACAAGTTTATATCATCCTGTAGCTGACATCTATGTTGGCATTGAATATATGTCTGGGAGAGAATATTGGATTGCTTCTCAGTCTCAAGGAGAAGGGACGATACGACTTTCCATGAGATTTCGTTCGGACGTTTCAGATAGAAGTAGATTCATATTACATTCGGATCATGAAGGCGATATTGTTTTGGAAGTAAAGTCACCTCCTATAAATAAAGAGAATACTTATCTTGAAGTTATGTGTAGGAGACTTTCCGATGCTTAATACGCCATTAAAGCTTGTCCAAAGAGCGGAAACAAAACTTTTTCAACTTTTTATAAAGTCTCAAGAAGTAAAAAAATTTTTTGGTGAAAATATTTTCCAAGGAATCGTCGAAGCGAACACTGTAGCTAATACTAAACGCTTCGTTCTAATTCATCGAATTTCCGGAGATCCCTTGGACAAAACACTTTCTGATAGGGGAGACTTATTGCGGTCAGTCCGTGTACAAGTTGATGTAATGAGCACCAACTATGCAGACGCCACAGAGGGTTCCGAAATTATCAGAAGTTTATCGGAAACGGAGTTTCCATCTTGCGTAGATGGAGATCATTATGGAACAACGCAGATTGGGCAAAATATTTGGCATATCCAATCTGTAGATTTTATCCTTGAAGAAGGAGCTTAACAATGGCTGTATCTTATCAAGCCAGAACGAGTAAAGGACTGAAATTCTTCCGTGGTACGGGGTCTTCTTTCGCTACGGCAGTATGGGAACACGTTCCGGGAATTTCGGCTTGGAATGGACCTAACATTTCCAAACCTACAATTACCGTTACGACTACTCAATCGGAAGCCGTAGAAAAAATCTCGGATATTCCTGATAACGGCACTATTACTTTTAACGGTTATGTTGATGACCTTTGTGAAACGCATCAGAATTTGCTGACGCAAGATTTGTACTCTCGTGATTACCGTCCGTGTAAGGTAGAATTCCCCACGGGTACAGTTATGTACTTCATGGGCCAGCTTACCGGGATGCCGCTTTCTGGTGGCGTCGGTGCTGCGAATACGACTACGTACACCTTCGACGTTTCCGGCAAGATTGAATGGGTTTTTGGTGGTAAACGCGCAACCTTGAGTTGGGATAGCACACTCGCTGGCACTGAATCGACTGGCGCTGTGACTGGTAAAGTTACTGTAACGCTTATTCCGGGTAAGGAATCTACTGCTAAATTTACTACGAGCGTTGAAAACTCCGCAAACTTTACCGCAAATACGCATTATAAATTGGCTAATGTCCCGGCGGGACTTGTTGGTGCTCTTAAGAAAGTTAGCGATACGGTTGCTGAATTGTCTTTCACTGGAGCCGCTACTAATAAGGCAGATGTTTCTAATATCGCCTTGACTTTTATGGATAGCGCTTTTGCTAATGCTGATGCGAATCTCATTTCCGGCAGTACGAAGACCGATATTGCTATCACTTTCGTTTAATCTATAACAATCAAATAGAAAGAGAGGGAGAATCGTCTCCCTCTCGAAAAAAAAATTCAGGAGAGGAATCATATGGCTATTCTTACTATTGAAAAATTTGCGGAGCTGCGTAATAGTCTTACTGTTGTGAAAGACAAGTTTTATATCCCCGTATGGGACGCGGAAGTTTACATGCGTAGACTGAGCGCCGGGGAAGCAATGAAAATTTATAGCCGCGCCGAGAAAGTTCAAGACGAGGATAAAAAGGTCGAAGAGTATAACTTTGCGATGTACCGCATGGTTATTGCTTGCCTTGTCGATGAGAACGGCAACCAGATGCTTACTGAAAATGACATCAATTGGCTTTTGAGTCAGGATGTTCAGGTTGTTACTGCCTTGGTTGAAGCCGCATCAAAGATGAATACTATCAATGAAAAGGCTCAGGAAGAGGCAGAAAAAAACTAACTACTGGCTGGCTTTGGATGTTTGCGTATTCTCTTGCGCGTGATCTTCATATGACGGTAAACCAGCTTTTAGAAAACATGGACGTAGAAGAGTTCATGGGATGGGTTGCCTACCATAAGATTAAAAACGAAGAACAAGAGAATGAAGAAGGGGGCCAATCTCCTAGAAAAAGAGAGATGACCCCCGAAGAACAAGAAAAGGCGATGTTCGCTCTTTATGGCGGAAAAGTTATTGAATAAAAAAGTCGCCTACTTCTTCGCAGCGTTTTCTTTATCCAGCCGTTTGCGCACCTCCCATTCTTTACGCATCGAAACAATCTGATTGATGCCCGGAATAATTGCACTCTTGAGTAGCACATGGCAACTCAATGCCATATACAAACCGATTATGCCCAACTTTGTACCATAAGGTTTTCCATTTACGTCCGCAAGAATACCAAAGGCAAAAATCAAGGCACCGATGATTTCAACAGAAACAAAGACTCTAAGCAAAACGTAAAATTTTTTCATTTTCAATCTCCCTTAAAAAGCCCGTAATGGATTGGAGGTGTACATGGCTTTTAATGTACAACAACTCCCGCTCAAACTTCTCTCTGAAATTTCATTTCAAATAGAGACGGAGGGTGCGAAAGTCCTTACGGGCTTTTCTAATGCGCTCCGTCTTGAGATGATAAAAAATGCTAAAAGTATCCCCCTTTCCAAGAACCCTTGGTACGTAACGCCCAATGAAAATTTTAGAGAAACGCCATTTGTCCGTCCATCAAAAAGAATACCTAAAAAAGCTAAACTTGTTGACGCTGGAGCTTGGTATGCACATTTTCTTGAATACGGTACGGAGCCCCATGTTGTCAAGGGAAAAAGAAGTCCTAAAAAATGGATGCGATATGAAGACAAACTTGGCGTACCTCCCGGTATAGTATTCAGAGATCCAGCTACGAAAGAAATTATCAGATTTACGGAAAGAAGTAAAGTAGACGGAAAAGTCTACGTTTTTTCAAAAAAAGAAGAGCATGGCATTCCCGGTAAATCCACGCCAAACCCTTTTCAACCTGCGGGATATGTGCGTAAAACTGCGGACTCAGCCGAAAAAGTGCTTGAAAAATATTTGTCCACGGAAGAGGGATCTTAATGGCGACTAAAAGACTCACACGGCTAGTTATTCCGGTGGAGCTTGACGATAGTAAAACAGCAAGCACTCTCACCAATCTTAAAGAAGTAATCACTCAAACAAGCCAGCAAATTTCTCGGAGCATGGAGAAAGCCCTGCCCGTTGCTGATATTACTAATGCTTCTATAAATATTATCAGGTCGATCGGAAGTATTCAAGCGTCTGCAAAAACCGCTGCCGCAGGAATAAAAAGTGAGACTGATAAAATTGGGAACGCTCTGCAAGGTGCTTTCGGCGTAGACGCGACGAAGGCGTCTTCTATGATGCAGAAATTCCTTGAGATGCGTGGTGTCGAAAGGGCGGTAACTCAGTTAAAGAGGATGCAGCGTGAGTATGGGCTTACGTCCGCCGAAGCTATTGAGTTTGCGAAAAGCATCAATGCGTCGGACGAGGTTCTTCGTCGATTTGCTGACACTCAGGAACGCACAAAACAGGGTGGTAGAGGCGTTTCCGGGCTTCTTACGCCGTATTCCCTTACTTCTGGTGTTCAAGCCGCAGCGGGCGCTGTAGGCGTTTCTTTCGGTATGTACGGAATGGTCGAGCTTACCAAGTCCGTATTTAACGCTACCACCGCTCTTGATAGCTTACAGCTTTCTTTCAAGTCGATTTACGGAGAGTCCGCAGTAGCCGAGCAATCCCTCGGGTTTGTGCGTAAAGTAAGTGATGAACTCGGCCTGTCTTTTATCGATACTGCGCAAGCTGCGAAAGCCTTATTCGCTTCCGCGAAAGGTACTGTCTTAGAAAACGACGCTCAGATGATTTTTAAAAGCTTCTCCCAGATGGGCGTTGCGCTTAAACTCACTGGCGAACAGATGAACTCTGTGTTCCTCGCTATCTCTCAGATGATTTCTAAGGGTAAGGTCAGCGCGGAAGAACTTAGGTTGCAGCTTTCTGAAAGAATGCCCGGTGCAGTGAATCTTTTTGCGAAAGCTATTGGAGTGACCACAAAACAACTTGATGATATGCTCCAAAAAGGCGAAGTGGGACTTGAACATCTTCGTACCTTTGCGGAAGAAGTCGGAAAGACGTATGCTAAGGGAGCGGAAGAAGCTTCTCACGGTCTGCAAGCCGAGCTTAATAGATTGGCTACCGCATGGTTTGACCTTAAATCCGCAATGATGGATTCTGAGGGTGCAGCAGCTTTTATTCGCGTACTTACGGAAATTACGAAATTCATTGGACAGAACATTGATTCAATAATGAATTTCGTGAAGTGGCTTGGGATTGTATATACAACGCTTAAAGTTACTACGGCTTTCGGTGTTGCGGTAGATGCGCTCAAGAATCTCAGGACCGCTTTTACTTTGACTGGGGTAGCCGCAGCGGAAACTTCCGGCATAATGAAAGCCGCACAAGCTGTAATCGCTAAATTCGCACTTGCTTTTAACGCCAATCCTATCGCGCTTACCGTCACTGCTCTAGTCGCGGTAGGTACTGCGGCATACGCTCTTAGCAACCAGATGTCCGATTCTGAAAAATTCATTTCCGGATATGCCAAGAGCTTCGACGAAATTGCCAGTAAGTCCGAAAAGGCTGCGGCAAGCCAGAACAATCTTTCGAATTCCAATAAACGTCTTCAAGAACAGTATCTTAGCGGTGAATACGTAAAGCGTCAGATGGACTTTATTCAAGCCCTTCAAGAGCTTCCTAACGTATTCTCTTCTACTAAAGTGGTGAGTTTCTTCGACTCTATTCTCGGGCCGCTTTCCGATACGGATTCAGAAGCTCTCTTTACCTTGAGAAGTCAAGCCGTTAAGCTTGCTAAAGAGACTCGTGATGCTATTGATAAAGCATTAAACGAAGAAACCGATCCGAAAGCCCGAGATGAAATGATTAAGAATACTCTTGATCGTTTCAAGATCATGTTCCGTACCATCAAAGACGGCATGAAAGAAGCTGGTGCATCCGAAGAGGTCATTAAGCAATGGGATAATTTCGGTGGTGCCATTCTCAATGCAAAAGATACCGCAGATGCAGCTAAAGCGGCGTTGGAAGCACTCACCGGAGAAGCGAACAAAAGCGGGAATAGCATAACTAAATTCGCGGAAGCCTACGAAGCTATTCGCAAGGGAACAAAGACTACAGAATTTGGTAAGCAACTTGCTGGACAGGAGGATTTCGAAACTCAGATTCGTGGCCTTCTCCAAATGTCCGAAGCTCAAGAGCAACTAGAGAGCAAGACTCGGAATCTCCTTGCAGCATATACTGAACAGCAGAACGCCAATACTTTGACCGAAGAAAAGATGAGAGAGCTTGAATCAGCTTTTGATTCTATGTCTAGTCAATCTGGTCAACTTGATAATGCTTTCCGGCTTGTAGCTGAGGCGGCAGTATCTTCTGGAGCGGACGCTTCTACTCTCGATTCAATTATTGAAAAACTTGGAGAAACTTTCCATCTTTCCGCTCAAGATATTGATGAGTTTAAAGCAAAATTAAATTCCGCGCTGTCTGTTGCAGCACTTCAATCTGCGGAACAAAAACTCGCTGCTATTGAAGGTAAATTAGCAACAGTAGGGAGTAAGACCTCTCGTGCTGCTTTGACTACTCTTTCATCAATGAAAGAACTTCAAAAAGGGCAGGAGAAACAGATATTAGAAGCTATAGAATCCGGCGATTTTACGAATCTCCTTAATGCACAAGGAAATAAAATAGCCGCAGATGTAGCTAAAGTCTATAAAGAAATCGCTGAAAAATCCGAAGCTCTTGTTGCCGCAGAAGATGCTAATCGCAAAGCAAAAAGAGACGCAAATAAAAAGCCAAAGAAAATCCCTGAATTTGATATTGAAGGATTTGATGTTCGCGTACAGAAGTTGTTTGGAACCGAAACGAACTTCGCAAAAATTGTTGAAGCCGAAATTGAAAAATTAAACGCTTCACTGGCTACACATAAACTTGATATTAAAAAAGTCGCGGAAATCTATAAAGATGAGCTTCCTGATGGATTACATTCCGTTGCTGAGGCGCAAGAGTTCCTGAGCAACAAGCTCAAAGAGGGATTGTTCGCCAAGCAAGCGGAAAAAGAAAAGAAAGCCGTCGATGATCTTCGTGAAAAGTTGATGGACTTTGAAAGGGCTTATTCCGAAATCGTTTCTGGCGATAAGGGTGAGGCCGCACTTAAATCCTATGAAAAGCAATCTAAGCAATGGAAAGACACCGCTGAGAAGCTCTATAGGTCTATATCCAATTCCGCGTTCTCTTCCGCAGAAGAAAGAATCGCCGCTGAACAAGAATATGCCGATACCGTTGCCCGTATTGATGAATGGATGGCGGAACAGAGAATCCGTACGTCTGGTGGCGTTTTAGATAATCTGAAACTCGGTATCAAAGACTACTATGATCAGCACAAGAACTATGCTCTTGGATTGGGGGAAGTAGTAACCTCTACTACGGATAGCATGGCTGCCGCCTTATCTGATTTTGTGGTAGGAGGTATGCGAGACTTTAAGTCCTTCGGAGAGGCATTTGACAGCTTGGTCAATGACATGATCAGAAGCCTGTCAAAATTGCTTGCGCAGCAGCTTATGTCCGGCATTCTTCAATCTGCGCTTGGCCTCTTCACCGGAGGTATTGGCGGTGGAGGCGGTGCCGATAATGCGGTTTCATTCTCGTCTTGGTTCGGCGGTATTAATAGAAAAGCCAATGGTGGCGTGATGACGGGAATTTCTGGTCATAGCAATTCGATAGTAACTTCACCGACTCTTTTCTCTTACGGAAAAGAAATCAGCCAGTATGCCAATGGTGCCGGATTGATGGGAGAAGCTGGACCCGAAGCTATTATGCCTTTGGCGAGAACCAGCTCAGGTAAACTCGGCGTCATTTCCAAACGAGAAAATGAGTCGAGCCGACCTACATCTTCTTCATCTTCCGAGGTATTTGTAAATGTTTATAACTCTACTGGTCAAAAGGCTCAAACCAAACAAACACAAAATGCTAATGGATCTAAGAGTATAGATGTTATAATTGGTGATGTCGCCGCACAGCAGATGCTTACTCCCGGCACCAAAGCCAATTACGCTATCAGAACTCAAACCGGGGCTACTCCCCCGACGATTAAGCGGTGATTATATGAGTATTATTTGGCCCGCAGATCTTCCTCAAGTACCCTTCGCAGACGGAGGGTACTCCGAATCAATGCCGTCTAACCTTCTTGTGTCTACTATGGATACGGGGCCGAGCAAGGTTAGACGGAGGGGGAGCGCGACTCCCGGAAAAATGAATGTATCTTTTAAAATGACTACGGCAGCTACTAAAAAATTAGAAACCTTTATCCGAACAATTCTTGGTGGTGGGGCAAAAGCCTTTGAATTTCCTCATCCTAGACTTGACAAAAATGTAAAAGTACGTATAATGCCGAAGTCGGACACGGAATTGTATGAAATAAATTTCATCGCTCCCGGTCTATGGAAAGTAGATTTTACATTTGAGGTTTTTTACGATGCCCCTCTCGCCTAGTACGGTGGCGTCGATGATGGCGCAGGAAACGGATAACGCCGACATAGTTCTTTTGACAATTACGCATCCAAGCTGGACGGAACCTATTTATCTATCGTCCGACCCTACGGTTTTTCTCAGGAATGATACGGAAACTAATCTTCCTATCTACGGAACGATATCCCGTGGCAAAGAATTTCTTTATATCCCCATGAGAGCTATTGCCCCGGACTCCAGACAAGAGACGCCTCCTGAATGCAAAATTTCAATCGACAATGTTTCGCGGTATATAGCACCGTATCTTGTTAAAACAGACCGACGCACTCCTAAAGTAACTTTTGAAATAGTTACCACCGCTTTTCCGGATATTGTTGATACTGTGTATCCGGAATTTGATTTATCTTCCGTAACAATCAACGCCCAAACTGTAGATGCCAGTATTTCCTTGAATACGGCTTCGCAAGAACCCGTGCCGTGGCTTAGATTTGTTCAAGCATATTTTTATAGTCTTTTTTATAATGGATAAAACATGAAAATGAGAGACAAGTTTTCAAAATACATAGGAATCCCTTTTGTGGATCACGGAATAACTTCCGAAGGCTGTGATTGCTACGGCCTTGTGCTTCTCGTGTATAAAGAGGAGCTTGGCATTGATCTTCCGTGGCTCGGGGATTCCTATTCTCATGCGTATCGTAGAAAAGACGTAAACTCCACGGTAAAAAAGAACATTGATCTTGGGTGTTATATAGACGTTACGAACGAACCTCGCAAACCTCTTGATATTATTATTTTTAGGACTGGAGGTCTTGAAACACATATCGGACTTTGGGTTGAGGATGGATGGCTTTTGGACATACTTGAAGGGGCGCATAGTACGATTCGTAGGTACGATACGTCCGAATGGAAAAACAGAATTACGAGAATTTTGAGGCACGTAGATGCGCGGTAAAGCAATGAAAAAGCGAGCCTCTCGTAAAAGAGGGGAAATCACAGTTCTTGGTCGGCATTGGGCAAGTTCGTCTCGTGTCTCGCTCACAGTCCAAGAAGGACAATCCCTTGAAAACATCATCACAGACTCCGTAAAAATTCTTCGGGCTAACCAAGCTATTACTCCCGCATATGCCGAATATCTAAAGAAGCATTGTGTTTGCCGTATGGATTTTATCAATATCCCTAAAGAAAAATGGGCTGTTACATATCCTGCGGATGGTCAGCGTGTCGAATTCTTCATTAAGCCCGGTAAGGGCGGCGGTAAAAATCCTTTTGCTACAATCCTTAACATTGTTGTAGCTGTCGCTGCTATCGCGGTGCCTGTACTTGCTCCGGCTTCATGGGGGTTGATGACAGCGGCGGGAGCCTTGACTTGGACTGGTGCCGCAGTAAGTTTTGGTATCTTAACGGTTGGCTCACTCGCTGTCAATATGCTTTGCCCTCCTGCAACGCCTAAACTTAGCGGACCTAAATCTTCCGAAAAAGAATCTCCTACTTATTCTATTTCCGGGGCAAGAAACGGAGCGAACCCATATGGTTTTGTTCCCCTTATCTTTGGAAGGAATAAGGTCACTCCTCCCTTGGCAGCGAAATCTTGGACAAATATTGAATCGGATAAAACCTATTTCAATATGTGCGTTATCTGGGGGCACCCAGATATGTCCGTGCGAGATTTTAAAATTGGAGATACGCCTTTAGAAAACTTTAAAAATATTGACCACAGATTCCATCCTTCTACCACTGGTGAAGGGCTTGTATATTTTGGCAAATCCTTTAATGAAGAAACCGTTGGGACTTTAATCTCGAAAGAATCCGGATATATTACTCGAACAATGGGGGAATGCGATACAATCAGCTTAGATATTACGTTCTCTAAAGGTCTGACTTCCATCAATGAGAAAAATGGAAATAACTATGATCGTACCGTTGAATTTGAAGCTGAATATAAATTAAAGAATGATACGGTATGGAAAGGACTTGTCGGAGGGTCATTCCCTATTCGTGGGACATCTATCGAGCTTAAAAGAAAAACTGGCTTTTATTTAAACGCCGGAAGAAACTCTATTGTCTATAGTGATTTTTCTGGTAATATCAATATGACTGATGGAGAAACAGCTCCAGTTAATACCGTTCCATTAGCAAAAGTTATTCTTGTATCAACTCCTCATTATGAATTTGATGATGATGGAAGACAGCGGGTAACATATACATATTCATATACTTGCGAAGACTTGCGGGTAAGTTCTGTATCCGGTGCCGCTCCATATATTAATGAAGTAAAACATTATACGAAAAAATGTGGATATGGACTTGGAAGCAGATGGGGATATACTTGCGTCGAAGTTTATGATTATTCGACTTATGAAATTGTCATCCCTGACCAATATGTGAATGGCATTAACAAATTTGCCATCACTGGACAGCAATTAAAGCCCTTGACCCGTACCTATACTGTGAATGTTCCTCACGGAGATTATGATGTTCGTATTCGAAGACTTACTGATGATAATTCAAATAAGTATATCTATGATGAAGCTACGTGGGCGACGAAAAGGTCTATTGTAAATCGTCAATCTTTTTCAACTCCTGTTCCCGTATGTGTTTCGGAATTGCGTATTCAGGCATCGGAACAGCTCTCCGGATATGTCGATAACTTTAATGCTATTTGCACGGCATTGATTCCAGACTTTAACACTAGCAATAATACGTGGGAATGGAGGGAAACGAGAAATCCTGCATCTGCTTATAGGTATGTATTGACATCCCGTCATGCTTTAAATTCTCCTTATACGGAAGACAAGCTTGACGAACCAACGCTACGTGAGTTCCATAAGTATTGTACCCGAATGGGGTGGACTTTCGATTTTGTTTGTGATACAGAAGAGAATCTGTGGTCACGTCTTACTCAGATCGCTGCGGCAGCGCGTGCTTCCGTAACCACAGAAATAGATGGAAAATATGGTGTGGTGATTGACGATAAGAATAAAACTCCTGTGCAGCAATTCAACCAGCGTAATAGTTGGGGATTCAGCATGGAGAAACTTTTTCCTAACGTCCCTCATGCTCTCAGAATCAAATTTGTTAATAGTGAAAATAATTTCCTGCAATCGGAAGATTTCTGCTATGCGGACGGATTTGATAAAAACAATGCTACGGATATTCAAGAAATCGATTTTCCCGGCATTACTACGTGGACAAATAACTGGAAGCAAGGAAGATATCATTTAGCATCACAACTTCTTCGTCCTTTAAGCGTTACAATTAATGCTGACTGGGAACATAGGATGTGTCATCGTGGAGACGTTATTGAAATTTTTCATGACGTTCTTATGAACACTTTCGGAGCGGCACGTGTTGTAGGATTGATTTATCGGGATACAGGTGGTACGGAATATATTATTTACGAAAATTCCGAAAGGCCCATTGATACTCCCGCCGTAGGTGTCGTTCTTGATGATTCCATTGTCTTTAGCGAACGTGATGTTATTTACGGTATTGCAATCAGAAATCCATATGGAAAAACTGTTACTTATCAAATTCAACCACAATTTGGAGAGGAACATTCCCATATTTATTTTACTTTTGCAATAACATATGCTACTACTCCCTATATTGGAGATTTAGCTAGCGTATCATTAATGGGTGAAGCGAATGATAAATACCTTGTAACTCAGATTGCGCCCGCCGAAAATTCCTCGGCTGAAATTAAGGCGATTCCGTATTCTCCCGAAGTCCTCGACGCGGATAAAGGAGAAATTCCTCCTTGGAATCCTCCTATCATTATTGACAAACTGCCTACCTATACTATTCCCAATCCTACTATTACACAGATAATTTCCGATGAGTCCATGCTCGTTAAGATCGGGCAGAACATCATTCCTCAAGTTGGTATCTGGTTTAAGGTTGGAGATGGAACCTCGTTAGATTGTGTGGTTTACGCCCGTGCAAAGAAAACGCAAGAAGCAGCTTGGGGCAATACCGTTCGAACTTCCGTATCCGAAGGATATGTCGTCATTTCGAATATGGAGTCTGGTGAGCTATATGACTTGTCTATCCAAGTTACCGATCCTGTACGGGGAATTAGCAGTGATTGGATAACTCAAACCGGATATTTCGTTATTGGAAAAACCGCGCCGCCTCCTGATGTGGACGGCGTTACCGCTGAGCTTCTTCCTCCGTCCGGGGTAAAAATCAGTTGGAATCCCGTAGCCACTCTTGATATAGATTACTATGCTGTTCAAGGGGACATTACAGGGAAAACGATTGACACGAGTATCATACTTCCCGTCCCAAATAAATTCGGCACATTGAATATGACAGTTAGCGCAGTGGATACGCTTGGAAATTTTTCCTTGCAACCTGCCCCCGTTTCTGTTACTATTCAAAAACCTAAAAACCCTGTCATTAAAACGGAAGTCACTATCGATGGCCTTAAATTGAGTTGGACAGATTGTACAACTTCTTGGCCTATCAAGAATTATGAAGTTCATGATGAATATATGTCAAGAACGGAATTTTCTAATGTGACTTCAATATATGTGTCGCCAAGACCTGTGGGTAATTATAAATTCACAGTGAAAGCTATAGACATTTTTGGAAATGAATCTGGTACTGTTCCTGCATTTATTGAAGTGGATCTTCTCGGGAGGGTCCAGCCGACAGCAAGAATTGATGGCGCTGATATTCTGTTAGAATGGCCTATTGTATCGTCGGCGTTTCCGATAGATGAATTCGAAATCGTTGAAGGGGATTTCACTCCGGTAGGTAGGGCTAAAGTCAACTATTTCCGAGTTCCTGCGGGAGCTGTCGGGTTTCATGAATGGAAAATCCGAGCACGAGATATCGTCGGTAACTATGGAGATTGGGGTGAAGTTTCTATCGAGATTAAAGCCGCCGCAGCACCAACTGTAAAAGCGACAATTCAAGAAGATAAAATCCTTATTTCTTGGGTAGCGCCTTCAACAATCAATTTACCAATAACTGAATACGAGATAGAAAATAGTACGACAGGAGAATCTTTCGGAAGGATTAATGCGACACAGATAGTCGTACCTCCTGAAAAAACCGGAAATCACATTTTCAGGGTTCGTAGTTGGGATACTGGAGGAAATGCTGGAGCATGGGGAAAAACGAGTTTCCGAGTCGAAGCTCCCGGCAGAGTTTATATAACTCCTACCGTCATCGACAATAACGCGCTTCTTGTTTGGACTGAACCTTCCACGGTATTCTTTCCAATTCATCATTATGAGGTACTTCGTGGGGATGAATTGGAATACGCGGAACTTATTTTCAATGTCAACGCTTTGATTGTCAATATCTTTGAAGCTGTATCCGGTAATTATACATATTGGGTTGTTCCGGTAGACGTAGCAGGTAACAAAGGCACCGCAACTCCCATTACTTGCGTAATTTCTCAGCCTCCGGATTATGTTCTTTTCTATGATTGGGATTCCGTTTTCTCTGGAACACGCCATAATTTTGTTCTTGATGGCATTGGAGGGATGATTGGTCCTATCGTAGATGAGAATGAAACATGGACGCAGAATATTGCACGATTCGGTGGAACGACAGCGAACTCTACATGGAAAAACAAGGTGGATATTGCCGGACCTACTTGGATGGAACCAGCAGGTACAGAGGGGTGGTATCAAGAAGAATTTGATTATGGACAAATCATGCAGTCCATCAGACTTGTGGTCACACCTACGGTTCAAATTCTTTCCGGCACGCCTCTGTATTATGTTAAAATTGAATTTAAAGTGGATGTGAATGACCCGTGGGAATTAGCCGCAGAAAATGCTACGCAGGTGTTTTTACAGCGATTCCGGTATATCCGATTTACACTTGGAATGCTTCCGGACTCCACGGGACTTATCCGAGTGTCCGAACTGAACCTTAAATTCGATGTTAAAATTCGAAATGACTCTGGTGTCGCTTTGGCTGAGGCAAATACGAACGGTCCAGAATGGCCCGGAAATGCAAATGATACCGGAAATTTGGTAAACTTTTCTATGCCATACCTCGATGTATGGGAAGTTACGGCTGCACCTGAAAGTGAAGATGCGGGATTGGTCGCCTTGGTTTCTTTCCAAGACATTCCTTCCCCCAAGTTTTTCAGAGTGTCTCTTTTCAATAATAAGGGCGAACGCACTACGGGGAACGTGGTGTGGAGAGCAGTAGGAATATAATATATGGAGAGCCCCCGAAATGGCAGAAGTACCTTCTAAAGTTGACGTTATTGTCAGTATGAAATCCGCATTTAGGTCTAATTTGAGTACGAATTGCGTAAGATGGAATTATTCAAAACGCAATTTTGAGTACTGGAATGGAACTGAATGGGTGCTTGTCGGGGGCTCTTCTACTGGGGAGGGACGGTCAATTCAAGACAGTTTATCGTTATTTAATGTCCTTCCCCGGAATCCTTCCCTCAATCTTTTCGCGGACGAATATGAATACTCGTGGGGAAAGGTTCCCCCGCAAGTCACATTTACTCGTAATTCGTCAGCTACGTATTGGGGGCCTGACGGCGTATCTCATATCGCTGCGGCAGGAGAACCCCGTATTGATCATAATCCTGTTACAGGAGAATGCCTTGGCTGGCTTAGGGAGCCTCAAAGAACAAATTTTATGAATAGTGTTGTTGTTAAAGGCGTAGGAACAGATGGAGCGCACTATGTAGAACCTTCTGCTAACTATAATTTTAAATTTAGATCCAAAGTATATAAATATCGGGCGGGTACGCCTACGAATACTCAATTTGGTATTTATACCACAGGGATTATTCCAAAAGAAAATCAAACGTATTTTAGTTCAATATTTTTTAGATGCGATAAAAATAACCCACTATCTATTATAAATATCGACACTCCGAATTATGTTGTTATCCAAGGCGGTGGGTTATCCGTAGATTTTAATTTCAAAACCAATACTATTATTAGAAAATCTGCCACTATAACTGAAAATAATTTTGGTCTTGAGGATGTCGGGGATGGATGGTTTAGAGCATGGTTCCGTTTTAAAGGAGCAGAAAACGCAAATCTAAAAACGGGTATACGTATATATTTTAAAGACTCTACGAGGCTTGTTACAACTTTTGACGGAGATGGTAGGTCCACCTTCTGGTATGCTTGCCCCCAAATGGAAGAAGCCGAAGATTTTGATACTAAACCAACTTCCCCGATTCCTACGGAAGGAACCGCCCAAGTTACAAGAGCCGAAGACAAGTTTTCTATAAATAACGGGATTACGTTTACTAGAGCATCACAAGCTACGTATTTTGATGCGGAAGGATATATGAGAACTGTCGGAAACGATATTGAACGGCCTTTATATGATAATAAAACGGGTAAATTTATTTCTACTTTCCTCGAAACACAAAGAACGAATTATGCTACTGCTGCGGGCATAAACAGGCTTACAAAAGAGAAAATTCAAGATAAATTCATCGGCTCCGCATTAAAATTGACGCTTGACGCAACTTTAGATTCGTATCATTACGCAAACTATAGATTATACACACCTGCTGAAATTCCGGATCATGTTGGGGAGGATGTAACATTTTCATTAGTAGTAAAACCTGTAAATCATAGGTATATTCAATTAAAAATTGGTTCCGATATTACGGGAATTACAGGATATTATGGAGCTTCATACGATATAAAAACATGCTCTCTCATAAAAGTCGTTAAACCTACTTCTTCAAATATAGTATGGAGAACTACCATAGAAAAAATGCGAAACGGATGGGTTCAAGTTTCTATTGGTGCAAGAATCCTAGAAGAATATTCTACAGGTACAATTTCCAATTACGGTTTTTATTCAGGATTATATTTTGCCGATGCTACAGGAAATACCAGAATCGATGGAGATTCATTTTCGTCTATTTTAGTTGGAAATATTCAAACTGAGATCGGAATTGGATATTCATCTTATATCCCTATTGTCAATAATACCGCAACTACTCGTGCTATCGACAATTATTCTAAAGTGTTTCCTACGAAGGACTCTCCGTTTTTATTTAATCCTGTACGTCAAACATTCTTCTTTAACGAGGGTGATGGGAAACGGGCATATCGTTCCGTAAAAAATACTAGAACAATCGAATTTTCTATTGGCACTACGAAACAGTGCGTCGTTTTCCCCGCGCATTTAACAGATAGTCAACTTTCAGATTTAATTAGATAAAGGAGAATTATTTTATGTGGGATGTAACTGAAAGTCCGTCAATTGATCCTCCGGTAACTCCCCCAACCGTTACACCTGAGGAAGGTGGTAAGCCGGATGTCCCGTCAACAGGTGATGATACCGAAATTGTAGTCCCTGACGTTCCATCGACAGGAGACGGCACGACTTCACACATACCGGAAGTTATTAATGGTTATAGAGACTTTTATTTTGTATCCCCCGACAGGGATAGCCTCGAAGTTTCATTAGGATTTAAACTTGATGATCCTCCGGATGGCGTGTTGGTAGATTATATAGGAGTCACGGAAAGAACTCCTCCGATTTTTTTAGATGATAACTCAGATAACCCCACTATCGTTACTCCAGCTACATATTATCCGGGAGTTTTAACGAATATCCGAATTTCGAGTTTCGTAATTCCAGACAAATTCGTTAACTCGAAATTCCTTATTCCTGAGCCTAAGACTCCGATTAGAGTGTGGTTTTAAAATGAATAATACTCAAATTTGGGCGGAACTTAACGCTGCACATGGAACAAAACTTTCTGATGAACTTAAATTAATAACTCCAATCCCTGCAACCGCTGGCATCTTTACCGTAAACTATACTGGTATTTTATTGGGATACGGAACGTCAACAGACGTTGTTGGTTCGATGTGGCTAATTAATAAAAGAACGGGAGAAGGTTCAAGCGGATATTCTGGGGGAGGCTCAGGAAATGCCTTATATGCAAATATCCATGTTACCGCTGGAGATCAAGTTCAAATTTACTATAGTAACGTAAAAATAGATAGATTGGCTATTGCTTTGTTTGCATGATAGAAAAATACTATTGACATTTTTTTCGATATCTGATAGACGAATAAAATAAAATCTTAATGGAGAGAAATATGAATCTCGAAAAAATTAATGAAATTGTTAAATTTATTGATGAGAATCAGCATAAGGTAAATGACGATTATGCTATGCTTACGCAGCTTAGAAGCACGCTGTATTTTGTAGACAAGTCTCTTGAAAAGAAGCAAAAAGACCTTGAGGAAGCTTCCGAAAAATTGAAAAGCCTTTTTTCCGTGATTATTGCCCCGGATAAAGAAGAAGACGATAAAATCGCAGAAGTAGTTTCATCGGACAAACCCTCGGCCTAAATAAAAATTGAATCTATAGAAGTCTAATCTAAGAAGCCTAATCTTTAGAAGGTAATCCTTACATGGCAAATCCTAATTTTTCAGCACCAGCAATATCTAATAAAATAGCATCGGATATTGATTCCATTCGAGAACTTGCAAAACTTATTGCGAGGATGCGAGGGGATCTTGCTGACAATGCTCCGGAAGGTACTATCATCTTCAATCAATCTGCAATGAATTTCCAAATGAAAAGCGGAACGGTTTGGAATGCTCTGGATAACGGTACTGGCAAGTACGCTTTCAATGTTGATAGGCTCGACGGGTTTCATGCTAATGCAGGGATTATTGCCAATTCCATAGTAGTCCGTGATTCTAAGGGTGTCATTCCCGGAAATATTTCCGGACGGGCTCCCAATGCTACACAGGCTGACAAACTTACTACGGTCAATCCTATTGCGAAAGGGGGGACAGGAGCTTCTACCGCTGCACAGGCTCGCGCCAATCTCGGTACGAATGACGTAGGTAATCTTACGGCTGGAGTTCTTCCTTTTGCACGGGGCGGTACAGGTCGTACAGATGGTAGCGCGAATGATGTTCAAACTCCGAGTGTAGTAGTAGACGCTAATGTCACTACCGCAAAAGGGAGGGGTCAAATAGGTGGACTTGCAATGGGCCGAGGTATCGGTACAGATGCGAATTTATTTACGGGAAATGGTAGATATTGGTTTAATAATGGCGATGCATTAGTAAATTTCCCAAAGAATAATGTAGGCGGGTCATTGGATGTCCGTGCTTATGCCACATATTCTCATCAAGACTATATTAATTACAATAATACAGGTCGATTTTGGAGACTAACTCAAAATACCGGAAGTACTTGGACCCCGTGGTATCGTGTCCCCGAAGGTTTAACGGATAATTACACCACAAACTCATCTGTCGTCGCCGCATCAGCAAAAGCATTGATGAATCTCAAAGCTTACGCAGATACGAAATTGTCTTTGGATGGCGGGAGTATGAATGGGATGATTGGTGATCTTCGTGGTAAGTATGTCAGTTCATGGGAACCTAGGTGCATAAATTCAGGGATTTTTATTCGTGAAAATGATTTAGTTGGAAATGCTCAATCTGACATAGGATATGCGCCTTCGATTGGTTTTTTTTGGAATGGAAAAGCTGCTGGAACTCTTCACTTACAAAGTGATGGTACTTTTTCATTTAAGAAACAATATGGAGAAAGAGCTACCGTTGATTGTCTCGCTGTAACCGCCGATGTTGCTAGAACTTCACAGTATCTACGTAATACTGGTGGCGCGGATATGAATTTTGCTTGGGATGGTCAGGGTGGTCAGCCACAATGGTTGTGGGGAAGTAATGACGGTGTAAATATTAAAGTTTGGAATCCTTCAAACTTCTCTGTAAATTATGCTAATTCTTGTAATTGGGCAAATAATGCTGGACAGGCCACTCCAACTATTTATGCAACTTGGCAATCGCATGGTCAAGCAAATCTACCTGCGGGAGGGACTTGGTTGTGGTTAAAGTACGCAAATTATCCGGATCGAAATAATTTCTGCTATTGTGGTGTCGCCGCTGGCGGATCATGGATTGAAAACGCATCCGGTATCGGAGGCAAAACTTCGGGTGTATCTATTTGTGCTTTTAAAATTAGTCAGTAAGGTAAAAAAATGAAAGTTATCCTGCGTACCTCAGATGATTCGTTTGTTATCCAAAAATATGGGATGCCTTATCAAGTTCATCCATATATTAAAGAACACGCTAAATTGTGGGATGAAATTAATACTTATATTACGAATCATCCCGAATGTGTAACAGAAGAGTATCCTCATATTCCCCCAGAACCAACTTTTGAAGATGTAAAAGCATTAAAACTTGAAGAGATTAATACGGCTGCGGATTCAGCTATTTCAAAAATTGTATCTACGTACCCTGAAAAAGAGATCGATTCTTTTGGAAAACAAGAACTAGAGGCACGCGCATATCTTAAAAACCCAGAATCTCCTACGCCTTTTCTTTCTATTCTTGCTAAAACACGAGGAATCGCATTGCCGGATCTTGTAAATAAGGTTATTCTTAAAGCAGATAAGTTTTCGATTTTATCGGCACGTATTATTGGGCAACGACAAGCTCTAGAAGACAAACTTAAAATTTGTACTACTATTGACGAAGTAAAGGCGATAACCGTAGATATTATTACTGCTTAAAAGGATTTTAACGTGCAGTATTTAAGAAAAGTTCTTATTTCTATAGATCAATTAATCAATACGCTCCTCGGCGGCTGGCCCGACGAAACATTATCATCTAGGTGTTATAGATGGGCAAAAGATGGTGTCTATATATGGCCTCAAAGGACAGTAAACTCTTTATTCTTCTGGCAAAAAGACCATTGTAAAAGTAGCTATGAAAATGAAAGGAAAGGAAGACAGCTTCCTCCCGAATTGCGTAAAAATTAAATATATAAGGTAAAGTTTTAATGGAAGACCTCTCTTTTCAAAATAATATTTTTTCTATCCGTGGAATTAAGAAGAACGAAGACCAATCTTTTACCATAACTCTTGGTATCGGAGATCAGACTGCGGAATTTATTATCCCGGATACTGATGAATATGAGCTTATCTATAACGGCATCAAAGAATTTCTTGATAACAATTAAAAGGACAATATACGAATATGAGCGACACGCATCAAACAGTTACAGTAGGTGGTGGAGAGAAGACAGACGGAATCTCTAGTGCTATTCTTGCATTCGCTAAAGATATTCCGAGGGAAGTTTCAGATCATGTATCTACGCTCTTTTGGAGGATGCTGACGTTGCTTCTTATCGTCATGTTCCTTCTTACCGGAGGAGCTTCCTATTATTTTTCATCAAGAATTAATGATATGGAAATTCAAATCTCTGAAAAAAACAGAGCTATCGAATCAATTAATCGTAGACATAGAGATCTGGTTAGGGCTATCGGCAAGGGAGATATTCAGGGTCTTTCTAAAGCGAATATTAAATCAGATTCAAATCATGAAATTTCAGAATAAAAGTGGCAATGGTAAACAATGGCTACATCCGACGCTAATATTTGTCCCGTTTGCAAAGAAAGGGCTTTTTATCAAACAACCGTAGTAGCTTTTAAAGATACTCATTTACACCGATTAGGAATGGAAGAGAGATCGACCTATACTTGTGCCGTATGCGGAGCAACTTTTTTGAGAAAGGTAAAACCTGAGTTTTATCAAGTCAAAACTCAAACGCCTCCAGCTTGGCTAGTAAGGAAATTAAGCAAGAAGGAGGCTAAATAATGGCATATGCTCCGCGTACCAGCAAAGGTCTTCGATTTTTCCGAGGAACAGGGACCGACCTTGCTACAACCCCGTGGCAGATAATTAATGGCATTTCGGATTGGGCGGCTCCTACGCCCACCATCCAGTCTATCGACATGACGACGATTAAAGATGAGGCCACTGTATACGCTCCCGGAATCCGAGAGAGTGGAAGCTCATCTATGACCCTGTATTTTGATGATTTGAATACGATCCACCAGAATCTTTTGATTGCCGATAGTAAATCTGCGGTCAATATTCCTTATCGTATTGATTTTACAGAAACGGGAACTAGCGTAGCTTTCATGGGGCATCCGACATCCGTTCCAGTATCCGGTTCTGTAGGGTCTGCAAATTCAGCAGCTATCACTTTCTACGTTTCAGGCGACCCTGTGTGGGCTTTCGGTTCGGGAAGCAGCCCTGAGCTTGACCCTTCCCAATTTCCGGAATCCATAAAAGAAAGATTCGTTATTGTTACCAATGAAGCCGCGATGCTTTCCTTAACAATCACTGATGTCCAAAATGGCGATTCAGTGATTGTCAAAGAGCCAAAGCCTCTTATGTATGCTGTAATCGATGACGGCGCGCTTGGTACAATGGCGGCGTTTTATGCGTATCAGTCAAAATCCGATTGGAGCCTTCTTTCCAGCGTCCCCGCCGCATTTAAACCTTCCGCACATGCAGATGAAAGCGCGACATACGGATTAGCAACAACAACTCTGTATGGTCATGCAAAAATAACGACAACTACGCCAAAAGCTCTTGGCGTAGCCAATATAGGTTCGGAAGACGCATTCGCTAGAGGCGACCATGTTCATCCAGCTCAAACAAATGTGTCCGGCAATGCTGCAACGGCTACCCAATGGAAAACTCCTAGGACATTCTATATTTCTGGAGTATATAAAGCAGAAGCTATTGTTAATGGAACACAAAATATAGATTTCGCGTTGGAAAGAAATATCCAAAGTTTGTCTTCTGGCGCAGGAAACGTTTCTGTTGAATTGATTCCTTCCGTAACCCACATCGTTACAGTGGACCGCGATTTTACCGTAACACTTCCAGCGGGATTACAATCTGATAAATTCTATGAGTTTCATGCTATACTTAAAGCCGCGAATGCCTCCGCCGCATTAACGATTTCCGAACCTATTCAATGGGAAAACAATACACCTCCCTCACTCACTGAAAATAAAGTTACTGAAATTAAAATACAGATCTATGGTAATATAAAAATCGGAACATACCGTATATTCGGATAATCTTAAATAACTCCGTCGACGGTCGTGGACGCATTTCAATATTTAAAACTCTGCGCTATATTGCCCCCATGATGTTAATCATCACTTGGGGGCTTTATTATGTCTAACGCAACTACAGGATTTAATCAATCCACATATTCTTCTCCTACACAGCGTTCTTCTATGCCTATGAACACATACAGCTACGCGATGGTAAGTTCTGATGGTGTCATTTACACATGGGATGTCAATGCCGGGAACCAGCCTATCGGGGTAGCCACGGAGATTCACGAAAAACTCAAGGCGCAACTTATACAAGCGATTGATAAGGCAGAGTCTTATTATAAGATGCTCGTAGAAAACGGGATTATAAAGCCTGAACCTACGCAAGAAGAAGTTCTTAACAACGCTTTGAAGGAATTGCAGGAATCCCGTGCGCAGAATGCTAAACTGGCTGAGATGATTGCTGGTCTTACCGATAAGATTCAAGTCATTTCATCGAATATCGCTTCAACTAAGTCCGTCAATGAGGAAACTCAGGACACTCAGAAATTCGTAGATGACGTGATTAAGGAAGACGCAAAGAATCCTCCAGTTAAAATGGAACAAGGCAACAATAGAGGTAATAAACGATGAACGTACAAAAGATAATGAGCATTGTAAATACCTTGTCCGGAGGAAATTCAAAGGTAATTGACGCCGCGCAAAAGGCTATCTCCGAATCTCGTAATTACCAACCAACTCTTGAGGGCGCGCTTCAAGTCGCCCAGAAGTTTGGTATTGATGCTCAAATCCTTGCGGGGATGAAGAAACATTTGGACAATCCTGCTATTAAAATGGGGCTGAATACTATAGCTCCCGGAAGCATCGACAAAATTACCGAGATGGGGAATCAGCTTGAGGCCGCGCTTCGTCAAAGAGGTCCAGCCCCTACTTCAAACGCTCCTAATCCCGGAAACGACGAATTGGCTAAACGCCTTCAAAAACTTGGAATAAAATAATACCTTCGGTGATTCGAGAAGAAATTCGCAGTTTCTTCTCTTCACATATACCCAAAAACTTTTTTATGGAGAATGACTTATGGAATCTGAACGCGAATCTTCCATGAACTTCGGCTGGATCTTTATCGTGCTGCTCCTGTTCTTCGGGATCTTCGGCGGTGGCTTCGGCTGCGGTGGTAACGGCCTGTTCGGTCGTGGTAATTGCGGTGGTGCCGCTGCTGTTGCTGGTACCGAGCTTGCTGATCTGGTCGCGCTGCGCTCCGTGCTTGGTCACAAGACCATGACGGACAACTGCCAGACCGACCGCGATGTTCTGGATCTCAAGTGCAACATGACCGCACAGAACGCTGTGCTGACGCAGCAGCTTGAAACCGCCTTCCGCACGATTATCTCTAATCAGGATGCTGGCTTCTCGGCCCTGCGTACTCAGATGCTTGAAGACCAGATCCGTACCCGCGACATGACCCTGATGGCTCAGAACAACGAAATTCAGGGGCTCAAGGCGCAGATGTACAATGACGGTCGTTTCAACGCTCTGGAACGCTCCATTGAAGCTGGTTTCTGCCAGACTGTCAAGCGTCCGCCCTTCTTCCCCGTGGGTTGCTCCCCGTGCGTGAATCCTTGTGGTTGCGGTGGCGTCACCGCCTAACACAGGCTGATTTCACCCTGATATGAGAGGGGCTTAATAACCCCTCTCATTAACCACAATGTACGGAGAACTACTATGTGCAATCGCTGCTGCATTCCGTGCATCCGTGTAGCAAGTATCACTACAACCGCCACGACTGCGACTCTTACTCTGGCTACCAGTATCCCGGTAGGAAGATTTGATATCGTAGTTGGAAGGAACTTGTGCATCAGTCCTTGTGCTGATGAAAAAGTTCAGATTGTTGCTGGAGGCGATACGTTTACGAACGTACTCAACACCTCTGGGAACTATCTTACCCTTGGACAACTTTCTCGTTTCGTTCGATGCGGCTGCCGCATTCGTATGACTCAAACGAGCAATCCTGCGGGTAACATCATGGCTATTGATGTGTCTTGCCCCGGCCCGAACGGAGTACCCATCGTAAACTGCGGGACATCCTTGCTTCCCGCAACCGCCTCTGCTTCCCTCGCTTCCCCGGAACTTGACAAGTCGGAAGCCCCCGCTAAGAAGTAAAGTATCCGGGATTTGGGAACATACGTAGCCTATGACTACGTAACCCCTACCGCGCAGCGTGGGACGATTTTTATCTTCTCGCGCTGCGTTTTTTATTAAGGAAATACCATGTTTAGATTAGGACTCGGTATCCTGTTAGGATGGCTTATCTTTGATGAAGAAGGTAAAAAGGCTTCAAATAAAGCTGGTAAATTTATCAAAGATAAATCCGGCGAAGCCATAGACTATGCATCTAAGCATATTGATACAGATAAAGTCGCTGATTTCGTTAAAAAGCAAATTTCCCCGAAAGGCATCGCTGAAAATATCGCCCAAGACGTAGCTGAGGATGCTATCATAGATACGGTTGCAGAGGAAGCTGTGCTTGGTAATGCCGCCGGAGGCATTCTAGCCGGAGAAACTTTGGCTACCGAACGAAACAACGAAAATTTGAATCAAATTGATCTTCTTCAACAGCGTGTGGATGCTTTGACAGCGGAAACCACGCCCATTATATAACCACCACAAGGAAATGAATCATGCACGATAGCAAATCCGCTGAAAAGATTGCAAAAGAAGAATACAAAGAAGAACTTGCATTCTTGGAAGAACTTGAACATGAAATTGGCGAGCATTGCGAGGCCGGAGTTCGGTCAATGCCTCATGTCGAAAGCACTCGTGAGCTGCTTAAAGCTCATAAAGAATTGTGCCATTATCTCATGTATAAGTGCGCCATTCATGAAATGTCGGAATATTCCGAAGTGTATCATGAGATTGAAGACATTATTGAAAATCCTCCCCACACTTGGTATCCCTATATGGATAAACCGGGCGGACACATGAATATCATTGAGATGGAAGTCGGAGAGATGATGCACGCCTATGAAGGAATGCGCGCCACGCCTCCCACGATGACCCATGCTCAGTTCGTACATGAGCTTAAACACGCCGCCGCCGCAATTTGCTACGCTCTGGAAGAAATGACCTGCTCTGACAAGGAATACCATAAAAAGCACCATTTCCATAAGCCGTATCCCGAAGAATACGGTTCTAAGGCGAAATAATCATGAACATCGAATCTGATCGCAGGATAGATACAGGACAATCGGAATCTAAGACTTTCGGATGGATACCTTGTGCATTATGCAAGGCGTGGATTCCGATTGTCAAAGACGGAGTACACGAACCTCCGAAACACGGTATCTGCCCGTATCGGAAGCCCTCTAAATGCAAAACGGAACCTAGCTTCGGTTGTCGTTGGGGCTTTACTGCTTAATCAGAAATTCTCCCTACCTCCTTCCCATCCCTCCCTTAAAGGCGTCTATCCGGACGCCTTTTTCTTTTCTTGACAAAAATGTAAAATGAAGCTATACTTCTTTGATAATACCATTTTTGTCAGATAAGGAGAGGAGTTTCAATGGCTAATGTAAAACCCATAACGACTAAACAATTCAATCAAAATAAAAAGCATATCACCGACATCCATTGGTACGCCGACAATGTTCTTAATGGAAATGTTCAGGTCTGTAAATACATTAGAGCATTATGCAAGAACTTTAAAGATGACCTCGCCAATAAAGACCTTGATTTTTATTTTTCAGAAGAATCAGCTATCCGAGTAATTTGTTTTATCGAAAATATGGTGCATGTCAAGGGCGTTCTTACTGGAAAAAGATTAAAGCTTGAGCCTTGGCAGAAATTCTTCGTTGGAAACATCTTTGGGTGGCTGGATAAGAAAAACAATCTCCGCAGGTACAGGGAGGCCGCCCTTATCGTTCCCCGAAAAGCTGGCAAGGCTTTAGCTGTAAGCACTCCAATCCCTACTCCCGAGGGTTGGGCCACGATGAATGATTTAAAGCCCGGAGATGCCGTTTATGGGCCAAATTCGGATATACGGAGAGTAGTAGCCGCAACGGAAGTGATGTACGGAAGGCCGTGCTATGAAATTTCTTTCAGTGATGGTTCCGCTATTACTGCCGACGCGGAGCATCTTTGGAAAATCGACGGTAAGAATATCGTAACCTCCGAAAGTCTGCATCAAATCTTGTCTCATAATGGCAGAAAGCCCAAAGTGTGGGTAGCTCCGAATATAAAAAGGCATGATGGCGAGACGGTGCCTGTGGTAAGATTTATTACGGATTGTAAACCTGTGGAAAGCGTTCCGGTGAAGTGTATACAGGTTGACAATGAAGATGGAATGTATCTTTGCGGGAAAACGTATATTCCGACTCACAATAGCAGCCTTGCAGCGGCTATTGGTCACTATATGCTTGTTGGTGAAAAAGAAAAAGGTTCGGAAGTATATTGTGGTGCGACCACAGAAGTTCAAGCTTTTGTCCTGTTCAACATCGCTCGGGATATGATTGTTGCCAATAAAGCATTTGAAGAAGCATTCGGACTGACTTATACTAAAGAATCGATTCATGCACAATCAACGCTTTCTACGTTCAAACCTATTATCGGAAGCCCGAAGGATGGTAGTAACCCTCAGTGCGCTATTGTTGACGAGTATCACGAGCATCCTTCCGACGCGCTATATGACTCGTTGAAGCTCGGTATGGGCGCAAGACAGCATCCTCTCTTGCTTGTTACTACCACCGCAGGGACGAATATTAAAGGCCCGTGCTATCGTTATGTGGAACAAGGCAGGAAGGTTGTGTTGGGGAAAGCAAAGAACGACAGATTATTTTACATGGAGTTTACCATCGACGATACGGATAAATGGGAAGATTTTTCATGTTGGATTAAGGCCAGCCCGAACTTTGGAGTTTCCGTATCCGAAGAGTTCCTGCGCGAGCAATACGAAATAGCCAAATCATCACAGTACAAGCGTTCATCCATTCTTACCAAAATGCTGAATGTTTGGAACAATGAATCTGTGGGGTGGATTGACTTTCCTAAATGGCTTAATTGTACTGACAGAAATCTAAAGATGGAAGATTTTGAAGGCGAGAAATGCTGGATTGGCATTGACCTAGCCTCTAAAGTCGACTTAACAGCAATGGTTGCCGTCTTTAAGCGTGACGGTAAGTTCTATGTTTTCGGAAAATACTATCTTCCTTCCGATACTGTAGATAGGCCGGAGAATGACCATTATCGTGGCTGGAGGGATGAAGGCTGGCTGACCGTAACGCAAGGGGCTCGAACAGATTATCACGCGCTAGAGGAGGACTTGCAAAATTGGGCTGATAAATATGCGATTCAGGAAGTAGCATATGACCCTAGAGAAGCCGAATATCTTATGCAGAATATCCGGGAATGGGCGGCATTTGAATGTATTGAATTCACACAGTCATCCGCTACTTTCTCCGAGCCGATGAAAGAGTTTGAAGCTGCGTATCTTAATGGGGAACTTTTCCACCAGAATGACCCTATCCTCAATTTCGCAGCAGGGAATGTAGTCCTGAAATCCACAACGAACAAACTTGTTTACATGACCAAAACGGCGAATGAAAATAAAATCGACCCGATGGTCGCTATGATTATGGCAATCGCTAGAGCAATGGAAGATAAAGAAGAAGAGGCGTCAGATCCGTTTATTATGTTCCTTTAACGTGCGTTAGCACATACAATAATACCCGATTAATCTACGAATCTCTTTCCATTGATTCCGCGATTAATCGGGTATTATTGTATTCTAGGGAACCCTAAAAAGGAAATCCTTTTCCCTTATTAATCGACTTTAGAAATAATGTATGGATGCACCTATCAATTATAAAACAAACGCTAATGATAGGCAGTAAAAAGAAGAAAAAGGTTGTACTAAAATCTTTTGATCTTAGTACATCTGAAAATAAAAATAATCCAATCGCAAAGATTATGGAACTTATTGTCAGGTCATAGTATTTAAGAACCTGTAATTTCTTCTCGAAGAATATTGAGCGCTTCATTTATATCATCATCTCCTTTGATCGTATCGAAAATGATATCGTGTGTTAATCCTCCCCTTAAAAATATAGTTATAATATTATTTTTCTTCTTAACTCCGACAATACTGTCTATTTCAAAAAATTCAATATCGGATGATAAGGTATTTTCAAAAATTATATAATTCTTTTTTGACATGGGAGGAAGCGGTGGTGGAGGTGCGTGGCGTAAAGGCTTTTCATCCCTATATTTATTTCCATCAAGATTATAATACATTTTTAATTTCCTTTTTATTTACGATATAAGGAACACTGACCTTTTGGTGGATCTGGCCTTTCAGGGCAAACCCACCCTTTTGGATGCGAGACTATGTGGACTCCTGTATTGCCGCCTTCATTCCCTAGTAGGTAGAATAACAGAAGAATAAGAAGCGCGGAGAATATTAAAATGAACACCATCACGATACTCCTTCGATGGAAATACAAAGCGTTCTGTTAGATTCCTCACTTTTGTTTCTACTGATATATCCAATACACAATCGTCGTCAAGGGCATCACTTATAAGAATGATACGATCCAAATCAATAGATATGGTTCTTTCAAGCTCTGGTCCATATTTAAAATTAAAAAGCTTCATGCTGATCCCTTCCCTTTCCGATAGTCGGAGGTTATTTTTGAGTGGCAGGATTTACATAACGCCATAAGATTATTTTCGTCAAGTATTTTTCCGCCCTCGTTAATAGGAACGATATGGTGGACTTCATTAGCTGCGTTAGGAAATGGAGTGGTTTTCTCGCATTCCTCGCAGAAAGGATGCTTTCGCAGATAACGCTCACGAACTTTCTTCCACCTTGAATCGTACCCTCTTTCCGCCGGAGTTCCACGCTTCATGTCATATCGTTTGTCTGACGATATTCTGTGCTTGGCGCAATCTTCGCAGTACCCCGAAGGGTGATCCGTTGGCTTTTTACAGTGCTTACATGGTTTTTTTGGTCTAGGGGGCATATATGGACCTCCATAATTAATCGTATTTTATTGATAAGGCTCCAGCGGAAAGAAACCACGCTAGTCTATAGACAGCTCCACTAAGTTGGTCTTTGCTTATATAATCTGCGAATGGATTAATCCATTCCATACAGATAAAACAAGAAAGAAAGTAAAGACCTAATAACGATAGTAAAAAGCATATAAATGTATTCCTTAAACCCATTATTCATTCTCCTTACTTAAAAATGGATATAATTCCCTTTCAGGACTATCAAGCAAGTCAATCATAGCATCAATGAAGCATTGCGAACAATCACGCTCATACGTATCTTTTGAGCATTCTTTCAAGGGGCGTACAGTATGTCTACAAGGAATATCAACAATTGGAAGTCCAGTAAGATGCTTATAGACTAATAATCTCATCACGTCCCTAGATCGTTTCTCATATAAATAATATCCGCATGACTTTCTAGCATTTTTAGGTGCAGAACAATTATAATCAATAAAAAATCTACAATAATGCAAATCGCAGGTTGCCTGATCGATTATCATAATATTTTTCCTATTCGGGCAGGATAAAATCAAAATGCTTTTTTACGGGTTCGCAATACCTCCATGAAATAATTGTGGAACTATTTGCCTTCCCAATTTTCGTAATAAAACGATTAGTTCCATTTTCATGAATCGTTTCTTTAAAAATCCGCATAACCCATTCCATAGCATTATCACTAACCGCCACAAGTTCATTTGGTTTAGGCTCCCAAATAGGCTTCGGCGCATTGTAGGTCCCCGCAAGATGTTCGTTACCTTCGTAAGGAATGCAATATCTATACATATTCAAGCTGGTATCTTTAAAAGCGACCCCTACCTTTCCCGAAAAAAGCGCGGGCTCCCAAATTTCATGTTCAGAATCTCGCATCAAGACTTTATCAAAAGGCTTAAAATCGTACATTATGTAATCTCCTTTTTTTAAATGGTTAAAGTGACAGTTCGTTCATTTTACGATTAAATCTTTCTTCAAGAAAATTAACCTCTTCGTAAGAAAGATTGAAATTACATCCTTCTATAAGATGATCGCGTGCGTAAGGGTCAAGTCTCCATTCTTCAAATTTTTCTCCCTTTTGGTTTTGGTCCTCCCGCCACTCAATGCTACATTCCCTATAAAATCCTCCCGATAGAACCTTCGTTTCTCCATCTACTGTGAAAGTAAGATGCCCTTCTTCAATTTCAGAGTT